CCCGGTCGTCGCGGCGGCGGAGCCGTCCCCGGTCGTCGCGGCGGCGGACCTGTACCCGGTCGTCGCGGCGGCGGATCTGTACCCGGTCGTCGCGGCGGCGGAGCCGTCCCCGGTCGTCGCGGCGGCGGACCTGTACCCGGTCGTCGCGGCGGCGGAGCTGACCCCGGTCGTCGCGGCGGCGGAGCTGACGGCCTCGGTTTGAGCAAAAATGCCCTTCACCATTTCAAGGGGAAGCCTTGCCAGCGCCCCGCCGAAAGAGCCAACATAGGCCACTCGGCAGCGCGGAAACTTGCCCTTGTCGCCGTCGATCAACACGCATTCCGCGCGCACCACCTCGACGATCCACCACAGCGCGTCCGCGCTATCCGAACACTGGTCGCGGGAGCCGAGGCCGTCGAGATAGCCGTGAAAGCCGTTTCCGCACTTGGCCACCGGGTTCCAATCGGGACATTCGACAATCGCGCCGACCTCGACCGGCCACTGATAGCCGCCATACGCCCGACCCTTCGCGTCCGTTGTGCGGAGCGCGAGGGCGTCGGGGGTGAAGTCGCCGGGAGTGGCAACCGGCGCTGCTTTCTTCGCGCGCGTCATGCCGTTACCCGCTCGAAATACCGGCGGTCAGCCGCATCATCGTGCCAGCCGGACAACGGCTGCGGATCGGCAACCGCCTGCAGCGCGCGGAAGGCGGCAACGTAGGCCTCTGTCACCGGGGCGAGTACGTCGAACCATTCGTCCTGTTGATCGCCGTTTGTGTCGAAGGGGGTGCGGATGCTCGGCTCTACCAGCTCGCCAAGGAGGTCGAGCTGTTGCGCAAGGGTGAGCTTCACCAGCTCGGTGCGAAGGGCGGGGGAAAGCGCGCTCATGCCAGCACCGCGTCGGCGGGAGCGGTGATCGTGGCCGTGGTGGCCGGGTCGGGGGTGAGGGGCATGTTTAGCTCCGAGCGCCGGGAGGGCGTCTGGGGGCTGTTTAGAATGGCTAAACCGAACTGGCAAGCAGAAAGTTTAGCCGATCGAAACTTTCTTCATCGCCGATTCCGGCTCGGCATCTTCTATGGAGTGAGCGAGCCGGAGCATGTCCGCTCGCAACCGGCGAAGCGCCATCGCATCGTCGGGGTGCATCAACAGCTCGTGAGGCCGGAGGCTCAGATAATCCGCCAGCTCGTTGACCGTTTCGCGGGTGTATTGCTGTTCGCCCCGGATCATCAGGCTCACCTTGGACTTATTCCAGTCCAAGTCCTTCACAATATCCGCCTGGCGCTTTCCGAGCGTTCGCAGCCATTCGCGCAAAAACCAGTCGTGGCGCGGCGCTGTCATGTGTCGGGGATACCAGCCCGACCGCGCGGCGTCGTTTCGCCAGCCTGAACTAAGGGGCTTGCGCGATTGGTTTAGACTGCCTAAACCTATGGACATGACGCTAGACGCATACCTGTCCCGACCGGACGCGAAGTCGCTCACGGCGCTCAGTCTCGAAATGGGCGTTTCCAAGGGGCGACTGTCTCAACTTCGCAACTCGACCGAATGGCCACCCAACTTGGCGCTTGATGTTGAGCGGGCGACAGCGGGCGAGCTTAACGCGGCAGAGCTTTCTGGCACGGTGGCCCGCGCCCGCGTCACACCCGTGGAGCAAGCAGCATGAGCGATTACCTGAATCCCGACCAAGCCCTGCGCCTGAAATGCGTGGAGCTGACTCTCGCCAATGTTCATCGCTCCGCTAGCTCGGATGAGGTGATAGCCGCCGCCGATGCTCTCGCCGCGTTCGTACAGCACGGGACGCAATCGCCCCGGGACCGGATCAACGCCGCAATCGACTGGCAGCCAATCGCCACCGCTCCCCGCGACGGGCGCAAGGTCATGCTCGCCATCGCGAGCGACCCGGACGCCATCGAAACCGGCGTGTGGGCTGCCGACGCCGGACGGTGGGAGATCGCGCGAACGGCGCACGGCCCGCTGTTTCTGGCGGTGGAACCGACTCACTGGGCTGACCTAGTGGAAGGACTAGGCGCATGATCATGTTCACGGCAGGCTACGCCGCCGGCCTTGCGGTGACGATGCTCATCATAACGAAGTCCGCGACCCGTAAGAGGCGACAAGCCGAGCGCGACCGCATGAATGAGGAAGGACTGTAGCAGATGACCGACGAACGTCGCATCATCATCGTGTACCGCCCTCCTTCGTGGACGCAACGCATCGAGGCCGGTTACTGGTCCGCCGTTGGCGCGACACTTGGAGTGTCCGCCGTTGTTGCTGTCGGGGCGTTGGTGGCCGAGGCTCTGCATTGGGCGGGCCTGTAGGACATGGCGCTCCTCGTCCCTCCGCTCGATCCAGAGATGGTGGCTGATCCCGAAGCCTTCATCCTCGCCCAAGCGCGCGAGTGTTTCGAGGCGAGCCGCGATCCGGCGTTGTGGCCGCTGCTGTCGCAAGGCGAACGCGACGAGTGGTGCCGGGCGGCGATCATGCGGCCGGAGGCCGCGTAGATGATCGCGCTGGGCCTCATCCTCTACGCCACCGCGGTAGCCTTGCTGCTGGTTTTCTTCACCGGCTGCAAGCGCGCCGACGAACTCGACCTGCGGCCGTACCGCTTGCCGGACCAGCCGGACCAGCCGGACCAGCCCGCGTACTTTGACGGGTTCTCGTATCCCATTGCGGGCAGCTTTGAGCCGTTCGTGACTGGCGCGCGCTCGCATGACGATGACGTAGCGCCCCCGATCGCGGGCGGGGAGGGCTAAGGCGTGTACCAAAACGGCTCGCCCCGCAAAGGCACATTTACCACGTTTGGTGGGGACGTTTGTTCACCACGTCCAATACTCGTCCCGGCGCGCGTTCAGCCCGCACTAGGCCCGGTTGAGGCATGCGGTGCGCTGTTCTCGTTCCACCCGGTTTCCGAGCCGGTGGTGATGACGCTGTGACGCGCTGGTGGACCAATCGCGAGGTCGCGCAGCTTGTCCGGCTGGCGGCGGACGGCATGGTCGCGTCGCAAATCGCGACGGTGTTTGGGCGGACGCCAGGGTCTGTTTTCGCGCGCGCCCGACGGGACGGTGTGACGCTGGCGATGACGCGCGCCGCTCCCCGCACGATCGCGCTGAGCAACCTCCCTGTGGGCGGCGTGAGCGGGGGGGATGTTGTGATAGACCTCACCATTCCGCCCGGTGGCTTTGGGGCGATTTACGCCGACCCGCCTTGGGCGTTCCGCACGTTCTCTGGCGAGAACATGACCCCGCATCGTTGCGCCGAAGATCATTATCGCACGATGACTCTTGCCGAATTAAAAGCACTTCCGATCAGCGATATCGCAGCGCGAGATTGTGCATTATTCATGTGGGTTGTCGGCTCGCATTTGGCAGAGTCGATCGAACTCGCATCGACGTGGGGGTTTACCTTCAAAACGGACGCCTTCTACTGGATCAAGCAACGGCTGATTGGCGCGGATCAAATAGACCTGTTTACGGGTGATATACCAGAGCCTCGAATGGGCTTTGGATACTGGACACGTAAGCAGGTTGAGCCTTGCTGGTTATTTACCCGGGGGTCACCTCGCCGCCTCTCAAAAGGTGTGCGCCAAGTCATTTTGGAACCGCGCCGCGAGCATAGCCGCAAGCCGGAAGCCGCCCGCGAGCGCATCGAGCAGCTTGTCAGTGGACCTTACCTCGAACTGTTCGCGCGCACGAGTCGCCCTGTTTGGTCCGCGTGGGGCAACGAGGTCGGCAAGTTTGCGGACGCGGCCGCATGAACCGCCCTCGCTTCTCCCCGCCGCGCACACAAGCGAACAAGCTGACGGATGCGCTGACGTTCATCGCCAGCGGCACGGCGGCGCGGGTGCTGGAGGCGTCTCCGGACGCGGTGTGCGACCGATACGGGGTGAACGGGCGCGATGATCGCAGGCGGGTGGAGGCGGCGCTGGTGGCGGCGCAGGGGCGGTTGCGGCGGGAGGTGGGGGCGTGAGTATCCTTCGCCGCCTCACTGGTCGCACCGTGCCGCCCGAGCCCATGCCCGCCCCCGCGCGCATTGAAATCACGCTGGCGGACCTGACCCGCGCCAAGCGCCGGGAGATCATCGCCGATCGCAAGGCGCGCACCACGGCGGCATTGCGGCGGGCGGTGGCGAGCGGGTTCGTCGCGCTGATGGAGGAACGTCGGTGAGTAGCGGATCGCAGCAGCTCCGGCGCTACCGGATCGCCCGACGCGACGGCGCGAGCGTGGCGGATGCGCTGACGTTCATCGCCAACGGCATCGACGCGCGCGAGGCCAAGCTGATCGAGGTGGAGGACGCCAAGATTCCACCGCCAGCCGACGCTTACGAACTGCTCATCACCAATCCCGAGGCGGCCGGGTGCGCCACCATATCAGAACCGGAGCATCTACCCATGCCCAAGCATGACGACGAGGCCGCGTGACCCTCCTGCGCTTCCACATCCCAGGCCAACCTATCGCGAAAGGCCGCGCCCGCATTTCCACGCGGGACGGCTTCGCGCGCGCGTACACGCCGGAAAAGACCGTCGCGTATGAAGGCTTGGTCGCATTGCGCGGAAGCCACGCGATGGACGGGCAGACTCCGTTCGACGGGCCGCTGCGCGTGGAGGTGGTGGCGACGTTCGCGATTCCGGCGAGCTGGTCGAAGCGGAAGCGCGCGGCGGCGATCGAAGGCACCGCCTGGCACACCTCGCGGCCGGACGGGGACAACATCGCAAAGGCGATCGGCGATGGCCTGAACGGTGTCGTCTGGGCTGACGACAGCCGCATCGCGTCGTGGGAGCTGGCGAAGCGGTACGGGGTGGCGCCGGGCGTCGACGTGACGGTGATCGCGTTGTGAGGGGGACGCAGCCCTTCACATCGCTGGCGAAGGCCATCGTCGAACGCGCCATCGCGAACTGTGACGATCCGGCCGAACGCAAAGAGCGCGTTCTGTTGACGCGTGAGTGCGGTGTGCTGAGTTACGCCGAAGCCGCCGATTGGTTCGCTATTTTTGAGGTGCAGGCGGCATGAACTCCGGTGAGTGGATCGCCCAATCGCTTGTGACGGCCCGTCGCCAAGCCGCGTTTAGCGCGCTACTCGACACGTTTGATGAAGCCGAAGCAAAGATTAGCGTACTGGATCGGCTGCGAAAGCAGAACATCATATCGGAAGATACCGTAAATCTTCTGATCGAAATACATGGTCTGGAGACGGTATAGTGGCGGATTATCCGGCTTTGCCTCTATGGACTGATGCGTATCTTGCCGATACTCGTCATCTCACAACCGTTCAACACGGTGCTTATCTGCTGCTGCTCATAGAGGCGTGGCGACGACCTTCCTGTTCGCTTCCAGATGACGATGAGGTTCTTGCACGGCTTGCCGGAATGTCCGCGCGCGAGTGGGCAACGCACAAAGCGACGCTTTTGGCGTTCTGGAAGCGGGACGGGCGCACAAAGACTTGGGTGCAAAAACGGTTGTCGGCTGAGCGCATGTATGTGGCAGGTAAGAGCCGCACTCAACGCAACAACGCTGCAAGTCGTTGGAATAAGGCGAAAAAAGATGATGCGACGGCACTGCCAAACCCGTGCCAAAACGATGCCCCCACACCCACACCCACACCCACTTTAGAAGAAGAGAAGAAAGAAGAAGGTGACGCGGCTAGCGCCGCCAGCGGTCGATATGCGTTTCAAGGCGGAACGATCCGTCTGACTGAGATCGACCTGGCGAGGTGGCGGAAAGCCTACCACGCTATTCCCGACATTTTGGCAGAACTTACTTCGCTCGATGCGTGGTTCGCGTCGAATCCGGTGAAGCAAAAGACGTGGTTTCACACCACGTCGGGGGCGCTGAATCGGAAGCACCAGGAACAGCTTCACGCTGATCGACGGGAGGAGCTTAATGCTTACCCCCTCGCATGACCATCGCGAACCAGCTCGCCGCCGCTCGGATTCGGCTCCGCTCAAGTGGACAAGGCGAACACCGCGCCACTTGCCCCGAGTGTTCGCACACCCGACGGAAGAAGACGGACCGGTGTTTGGCGGTGCTGATCGACGCGGATGGCTGGGCCGCATTTTGTCACCATTGCGGATGGAAGGACGGATCACGTGGAGCTGAAGAAACCGCACGTCGACTGGTTGGACGCGCGGGGTATCGACCCAGAGCTGGCGCGCAAGTTCGGCCTGCACACCGCCTTGGGTGGCGGCCGCAACTGGTTGGCGGTGCCCTACCCGGAGCATGGGCGGATCGTGAACCACAAATACCGGGTCGTGTCGGAAGCGCATGCGTACCGGATGGACGACGACGCGCCGCTGACGTTGTGGAACCACGACGTGTTGCTGGACGACTCGCTGGCTCCACAACCGCTGATCATGGCGGAGGGGGAGTGGGATGCGCTGACGATCCTGACCGCCGGCAAGCGCCGGGTCGTGTCCGTCCCGAACGGCGCGCCGGCGAAAACGAGTGACGACGCGGCGCTGACCGAAGGCAAGCGCTATCAGTGGTTCTGGCGTTGCGAGGCACTGCTCGCGAAGGTCGGAAAAGTGATCCTGTGCGTCGACAATGACGCTCCCGGACGCGCGCTCGCGGCGGATTTATGCCGGCTCTTCGGGCCGGAGCGGTGCCTGTTCGTGATTTACCCGGAAGGGTGCAAAGACGCTGGCGACGTCGCGAAACACTACGGTCACACCGCGTTGTGCCGGATGCTCGACGAGGCGCGGCCCTACCCGATCAAGGGACTCTACACGCTCGACGAGTTTCCCGAGCGTGGCGAGCTGACCGTCTGGCCGACGGGGATATCCGCGCTCGACGATATGATGGCGATCGTGCCGGGAACGCTCACGGTGTTCACCGGCTACGCGAACATGGGCAAATCGACGCTGATCAATGCGGTGATCGGCAACCTTATCCGGCACAACATCCCGCTCTGCATCGCCAGTTTCGAGACGGACGTTAAGCCGATTCTGCGCGATCATCTACGCGCATCCGTGGCGCTATGCTCACTCCACGAAGCGCGTACCCGCGACATGCGCCAAGCCGATGCCCTGATCGCCGACAACGTGCGGATCATCACTCAGATGGTCGACGAGGAAGACGAGATGGACCTCGATTTTTTCCTCGGGCTGTGTCGAACCGCGGTGATCCGCGACGGCGTGAAGGTCGTGGTGCTCGATCCGTGGAACGAGCTCGAGCACAAGCGCCGTCGTGACGAGACCGAAACGGATTATATCAGCCGCGCGCTCCGGGCGATCAAGGCGTTCGCCAAGCTATACCAGGTTGCGTTCTGGATCATTGCTCATCCGACCAAGCCCGGCGAGGGCAAGCATCGCGCGCCGGGCTTGTACGACATCAGCGGGTCGGCGAATTGGGCGAACAAGGCCGATTATGGGCTGACCTACCACCGACCGCGCCCCGACGAGAACCGCGCCGAGCTGCGCGTGACGAAGGTTCGCATGGGCCTGCCAGGTCGCAAGGGCAGCGTGTTCGTCACCTTTGACCATCGGGACAGCACGTTCCGCTTGGACGAGGCCGCATGACTCACCCCGCCTCCCTCCGCTCCAGTCCCTCACGCAGGATCGCGTCGGCGACGCGGTGCTTGCCGGGCGTAGAGAGCGCGTCTCATCCGCCAGCCGATTTCCGCCTCGTGCAGCGCGTTTCCGGCGCGAGGGTGGCAGGAATAGGCGCGCGGCGGTTTCGGGGCTGTGAGGGCAGGATGGGGGAGGTGAGGGGGAAGTGGGGACGGATTTGGTAGGCGGGGTTGATCGCTGGTGCATATTGCGGTGTTCGGGGTCGAAGACGCTTTCGTTAGCGCGGTCGCTCGCTGCAGCCGGGTTCGACGTGTGGACGCCGGTGAAGACCTTCAAACGGCCAAGGCCGAGCAAGCGGTTGGACGGTCGCAGGCATACGGTCGAGGTCGACGCGCCGATCCTGCCCACGTTCATCTTTGCTCGGGCTACCGATTGCACCTCGCTGTTTGAGCTGGCGACGAAACCGGCCAGTCAGCATCCGGCGTTTTCGATGTTTCAGCATGCCGGCCGTATACCGCTGATCGGAGATCGCGAGGTCGGTGGATTGCGACTGGCGGAGCGCGCCGCCGCTATAGCGATCCATCTCCAGCGTGACGCCGAAACGCGAGAAGAGGCGGACCGCATCCGTATCGCCGCGCTCAGGACCGAACAAGCGCGGATGAAGGCGATGCGGATGGCGGAAGCCGAGCGTCGCAAAGCGCTGCGGGCTGAACGCCGCGACTTTGCTGCCGGGGAGCACGTGACAATCGATGACATGCCAGCGCTGACCGGCGTGACCGGCGTTGTTGAGAGTAGCGACGGTCGAAACGCTATGGTGATCTTCGGTTCGCGCTCTTGGAAGATTGAGGCTTGGCGGCTCGCGCACGATGGTGTAATGGACGCGCAATCCTGATGAGGGACATCGCCGCCATAGCGGCTTGGGGCTAGATGATCTGGAGCTTCGTGCTCTTGCACTCCCTGGTATAAACGCAAGAGCGTGTCGCTCGGCGTTCTCCTGCGGCATGGTGAAAACGCGATGGTGACTGTGCGGCCGCCGCTGAGCGTGACTAGTCATGAATAGCGGACCTATAAAAATTATCCAGCGGTCCGTCATCGAGTTGAGGCCGTTCGCTCGCAACAGCCGAACGCATTCCGACGAACAGGTTGCACAGATCGCCGCGTCGATCCGGGAGTTCGGTTGGACGAACCCGCTGTTAATGGCGATAGGCGAGCCGGGCCCGCCGCCGTTCAGGCGCGAGGCATTTCGCGCCAGAGTCTCCCGTCGAGCAGCCCGCCGCCCTTGCCGTGCCGGTCAAGCCGCTGCGCTTCGGCGATCGACAGGCGTTGCTCACAGACCAGAGGGTTGTTGCGGTACGCTCCCCACTGCTTATGGAAAAGCGGGATATCCCCCGCGGTGCATTGATCGCGGACCTCGCGAACCCAGTCCGGTTCCAGCGGGCGAGCTCCAGCTCCGCTCTCCCCGCCGGTGATGATCCAGTTGATCCCGCCCAAGTCTTGCTGTCCGAACCGATGCACGATCGGCTCCACCGACAGAAACCGGACCCGCGATGGGAAGCGCGCCACATGGGCGATACGGTCGGCAACCCGCCCGTCCTCAACCGTAGCCCCGAGCCAGACGTTTTCGGGGACTGTTCGTCCCATGCGGCCCAGCGTCTCAGCGACCAGCTCGGGGCGTTTGGTCAGGACCTGATACGTATGACGCGACGTCGCGGCCATGATGTCGAGGGCTTCCGCCCGCCAGGCATCATCGCCATTCGGGTGCCAGAAGTCGGACATGGAGTTGACGAAAAAGACCGCCGGGTCGCGGAAGGTAAGCGGCTTGCGCATGGTGGCGTCGGTGCTGCGGTTGAGCTGACCGGTCCACTTGCCCTTGCGAGTGAGTCCGCGATATGCGGGCTTGCCCATCGCCTCGAGCTGCCCGGCCATGCGCTCGGCATAGCAGTTCCGGCAACCATCGCTGGCGCGGGAGCAGCCGACGAACGGGTTCCAGGTGTGTTCGGTCCACTCGATCGCGGTGGAGCGTCGAGCTGCGATAAGTTCTGACATGATTAGCCTTTCGTTGGTGGCGGAGCGATTGTGCAAAATCGTAGTCTTGGCCGTCAAATGTTTTGTAACAGCGCGCTTCAATAGAACAACTGCCCGACAACTGAGCAGTTCTGGAAAGAATACGGGCAGCAGTGGTTATCAACTGTGAACCCGTGCGAGCGATTGAGAGGCTCCCAAATGCCAGCCAAGGGAAAGTCAAGGTTCATAGCCACCGATGAACAACGACGGCAGGTGGAAATTTACACCGCCACGGGCAACACACAGGAACAGATAGCTATCCTGCTTGACTGCTCGGTCGACACGCTGGATCGTCACTTCCGCCGCGAGTTGGATACCGGTGGGTTGAAGGCTAACTCGAAAGTCGCGGGAACGCTGTACAAAAAGGCCATGTCCGGCGATGTTGCCTCGATGATCTTCTGGATGAAGACACGGGCGCGTTGGAAAGAAACAACTACCCACGAACTCACTGGCGCGGAAGGCAAGCCGATAGCGACAGAGTCGGTCTTTATGTTAGACGCGCTCCCGCTCGACGACCTCCGTCAATTGGAGGCGATTCTTGGCAAACTCGGCTCAGAAGCTCCCGCCCCTTCCGTCGATTGAAGCTATTCAGCGGGCGATGGCACAGCGGTCGTTAGCTGATTTCATTCGGCTAGGCTGGCGCTATATTGATCCGGCAACTTACATCCCGAACTGGCATATTGACGCCATCGCCGAACACCTAGAAGCAGTAAACCGGGGCGACATTCGCCGACTGATCATCAACATCCCGCCCCGCCACATGAAGTCGATCGCGGTATCTGTAGCATGGCCAGCTTGGACGTGGGCTCAGAACGATGCCGCCGCTCCGCTGATGGGTCCCAAGGTCCGGTTCCTCGCCAGCTCCTACGCGCATAGCCTTTCGATCCGCGACAGCGTGAAATGTCGTCGCTTGATCGAATCGCCTTGGTATCAGCGTAATTGGGGCGGGCAGTTCGCTTTCACGTCGGACCAGAACACCAAGATCAGGTTTGAAAACGATCACCACGGCTATCGCATCGCAACATCGGTCGACGGCACAACCACCGGCGAAGGCGGCGACGTGGTGCTGGTGGACGATCCGCTTTCGGCGAGTGAAGCGGGCAATCAGAACGCGCGCAAGGCCGTGACGAGTTGGTGGGACGACGTGATGTCGACCCGCCTAAACGATGCAAAAACCGGCGCGTATGTCGTCATCATGCAGCGCCTGCACGAACAGGATTTGGTCGGTCACATTCTTGAGCGGGCGGGCGCGGACTGGACGCACCTTTGCCTCCCGGCCCGATACGAGTCCGACCACCCCCATGTCTGGGCGCGTGACCCCCGGCGCGAGCATGGCGAGTTGCTATGGCCTGCCCGGCAAGGTGAGACGGAAGTCTCCAGGCTGGAAACCGCGCTTGGGCCGTATGGCGCGGCGGGACAGCTCCAGCAACGCCCAGCGCCGCGTGAGGGTGGGATATTCAAGATTGATTGGTGGAAGTATTACAATCCCGCCGCGCTCCCACCAGTTAAACGCATAGTGCAGAGCTGGGACACGGCGTTTAAAACCAAGTCCACGAATGACTACTCAGTATGCACGACGTGGGCGGAAACCGAGAGCGGATACTATCTGATCCACTTATGGAAAGAACGGGTCGAGTTTCCTGAACTCAAGCGCATTGTAGCATCATTAAGCAATAAGTACCAACCTAATGCCATCCTTGTCGAGGATAAGGCGTCGGGTCAGTCACTACTACAAGAAATGCAGCGCGAGACGAAGCTACCCATGATCCCAATCAAGGTAGATAGTGACAAAGTATCCCGAGCAAATGCGGTGACACCGCTAATTCAGGCAGGCCTTGTTCATCTGCCGGACGGCGCACCTTGGGTTGCGGACTACATCACATCGCTCGCGGGGTTTCCGACTGCGGCACATGACGATGACGTGGACTCCACGTCGCAGGCTCTGAACTACCTCAGTCATGGCGGAGGTGGACGAAAGTTCGTCTTCGCCTGATCCGGTGCAAAGGAGTCTTGGCGCATGGCTTTAGGTGATAGCATACGTAAAATACTACGTATTGGCCGTCGGCCCGCCGAACCCCGGCGTGACAGCGGAGCATATCCCGCAGTCCAGCGGCTCGGTCAGGCTCGGCCGGGTCAGAAAACAATCATCAAGCCGACCACCAAGAACCTGCGGCATTTCTCGAAAACGCCTTACGCCCGGCGTGCGATCAACGCGATCAAGAACCCGGTGAAGATGCTGGAATGGGAGATCGTGACAATCCCGGGTGTAGACCTCTCGTCCGAACTGGAACGTCAGATCGAGGTCGCGACCTATTGCTTCGCCCAGCCCAACCATGACGACAGCTTCGGGACGTTGATCGAGCAGGCGCTTGAGGACACGTTGATCAGTGGCGGCGCGATCGAGACACGGGTCAGTGGCGACCGGCTACGACCGCTCTGGATGTGGCCGGTCGATGGGCTGTCGATCCAAATCTATCCAGGGTGGACTGGAGCGCCCGATGAGGCCCGCTACGCGCAGCAGCTTGGCGGTGGCGGATATGGAGCGGTTGGCAACACCATCCCGCTTCGCGACGACGAGTTGATCTACATCCGGCCCAACCCGACGACCGCAACGCCGTTCGGGCTTGCGCCGCTGGAAGTCGCGTTTCTGTCGATCAGCCGGCAGCTCGGGGTCGGTGAGTTCGCCAGCAACGTCGCAGCGAACGCCAAGCCGTCAATCATGATCGGCATGGGCGAAGGAGCGGATGCAGAGTCCGCACTGGCGTTCCGGTCCTATTGGACCAATGAGATCGAAGGCCAAGGCAAGACGCCCATTATCGGCTCAAAAGGTGCCGAGGTAATGCGACTCTATCCCGATGGGGATAACGCTTTGTACCTCAAATATCAGGACTTCCTGAAATCGGAAATCGCCACGTCGTTCGATCTGTCGCCGCAGAATCTCGGGGTCGAGCGCGATGTCAACCGCTCAACCGGACAAGTGTCGCAAGAACGAGACTGGGACCAAGCGATTAAGCCTAGGGCAGTGGAGCTGGCATTCTACCTAACGCGGCAGGCGATCCATCGGCGTCTCGGGTTTCACCAGCTACGCTTCCGGTTCATCGGACTGGATCGGGTCGATGAGGACCTGCAATCGAAAACCTACGAGACCCGGTACAAGAACAACGCGGTTGTCCCGGACGAATATCGCCGGCTGATCGGCCTGCCACCGGCTGACAACCCATGGGGGCAGTTGACTTACGCCGATACGCAGGTTGCGCTCAACGCCGCGCGCGGGACCGACAGGGTGTTGGACGCCGACCTTCCTCGCGGGCTGCCGCTGCCGAGCCCGGCGCGGTCCCGACCGTAACCAGGAGACATGAGAACATGGCGCAAAACCTCCACACCGTCGACGTGATCGCCGGTTCCGACCCGATCGCATTCGGCGATCGGCTACTCGTCTACATGCGCAAGAGCCTGGCGAACCCGGCCGGTAGCGGCGCGGGTGCCGCCGTCGTCGTCCCGCTCGGGTCGCTCAACCTCCCGCCAAACGCAATGGTGTTCGCCGCGCCGAGTCAGGACGCCACCTGTTACATCACCCGCCCCGGCGGCGTGCTGACCGTGAACCTAGCTCCCCGCTTAGCGACCTCCACGCTTGTGGCGGGTACGTTCGATCTGCTCATCCTTGCCTAGGAGTACCGACATGGCCTCGAAAAACCCCACCACCGAAGAGCCGACCGAAGAGAACACCGCGCCGCCCAGCGACGCGAACGGCACCAACATCGATCCCGCAGCCGGGCGCGACGTAATCGCATCTGGAGCCGCAGCGCCGACGCATGACACTGGCCACGATGCCGGACTGTCGGACCTTGACGCGCGCGTACCCAAAGACGCCGTTCCGCTAGCGGCGACCACGCTGACCGTCGATGATCCCAAGCAGCCGCTCGGCTCGCTGCCGGACACCGCGACAACCGCCGCGACGGTCTCGCAGCCGCTGACGATCGATACCGGTCAACCGAGCCCGGCGTCGGACAAGCGTTTGACCGACGCGGTAATCCCCACCAAACCGGGCGGTGCCAACCTGCAAGACGTGCATGACGACAAGACTAAGAACATCGTCTCCGAAGCGCCTAAGCGCAATTACGATGGCCTGGTTAACCAGCTCGATCTCAAATGGGCCGAATTCAAACACTTCGCCAGCATGATCACCGGCGATCTCGACGGCGAGATGGGTGAAGTTCTCACCCTTGTTCGCGAACACCTCTAAGCACATGGGCGCGTCACTGACCAAGGCGGAGCGGCGCGCCATACCGCCCGAGGACTTCGCGGTTCCCGACAAGCGCGCCCTGCCGCTTATCGATGAGCGGCACCTGCGAATGGGATGGAGCCAGATCGGGCGCGTCGCAGGGCTGTCACCGGAGGAGCGAACCGACGGTCGCTTGCGCATCCTGGCGAAGGCGCGCGAAATGGGTATCGCCACCGACACCTACGATCACATCGACAACCTCCAGCTTCAAGCGATGGCGCTGGAAATGCCGGACGTCGGCGACCATCCGAACAAGATGCCGTTCGCCGGCGTGCTAGTGAAGCTGGACGAGCCGAGCACGGTTGCCCCGCATGGTTCAAACGGCAAGCGTGTCCTAATGACGGCCGCCGCCGCCGAGGAAGCGCTGCCGAGCCTGCTGGGCATGGCGGTCGACTTCACTCCTGAGTTTGACGGGCACGACGTCCGGCAGAAGATCGGCGTCATTACCGGCGCTACCATCGAAAACCTCGACCTAAATATCGAGGGCTTCATCTACGCGAGCGATTTTCCAGCGGAAGCCGCGACCATCAAGCGCGACAAGAACGTACTGGGCTTCAGTTTCGAGGCTCAACAGATCCATGTCGAAAGCCTTGATGGCGACCCCCTGATCATCACCGCCTGCGTGTTCACCGGTGCCGCGATCCTGAAAAAGCTCAAGGCAGCCTACACCACAACCTCACTTGCCGCATCGGCGGCCGGAGATATTGAGATGACCAAGGAAGAACTGGAAACCGTACTCGCTTCCGCGCTCGCCCCCGTGACCGCCAAGATCACCGCGCTGGAGGCCGGTCAAACGGAGCTGACCGGCAAAATCGAGGCGGGCAAGGAATTGCAGGCCAAGGTCGCGCCCTTCGCGGACAAGCTGCGCTCGACGGCGGACGACATGAAGGCGGCAGGCATCGGCGCGCACGCCACGCGCGGCCATGCCGCAATCCTTCACCGGATGGCGGACAACATGGAAGCCGAGGCAATGGGCGGCTCGATGCCGAACATCTACCGCGACACCGACTACGGTTCCGGCATGTACGCCAGCGCCGAGCCGGTCGCGAGCGTTATCCCTGTCGCCGACCCCAAGGTGACCGCCTTGGAAGCGCGGGTCGCCGACCTGACCACCAAACTCGAGACCGGCATCGCCGCCGCGCGCGACGCCACCGTCCCGCCCGAGCGCAAGACGGTTTCGCCGCAGATCGGCGCGCTGCTCGCCAAGGCGGGGGTTGAGGCCCCAACCGACGGCAAGAAGATCGGCGGCGAAACGCTCGACAAGGTCATGGCCGGCATGTCGATCTCCGATCGTCTTCGCAAGAAGGCCGAACTTTATGCCGATGGCATGATCGACTGATCCGACGCCCCAACTTTCCAGGAGGTCATTAACATGAATATCGCAGCCGGGGCGCTCCCCAAGTCGACGCCGCAAATCGTAAGTATTAAAGCCAGCGCCGATTATCTCGGCAACGGCGCGATCGAGGTGAACCGCTATGAAACCGAGATCGTGGACATCATGCGCCGCGACTCCGTGTTTCTCACCCGTGTCGGCGAGACGCCCGCCACCGGCCATCCGCATCGCTTCTTCGAACAGACCGCGATCTCGGGGGCGAACTTCAGCGACCCGCGCGCGCTCGCTCCCGTCGCGACTGGCCCGACCCGCGTGGAGCGCGCAGCCTACATCAAGGCGGTGGTCGCGCAGGTCAACTTCGGCCTGTTCGATCACGACGTGACGCAGATGCAAAAGCAGTTCGCATACGTCGCCGCCAAGGACATAGAAGATGTGATCGCGGGCGTCGTCCTCGTTGAGGCCGCGGCGTGCTGGAACGGCACCGCTACGGCCATCACCGACAGCGCCACGCCTTCGTTCTGCGGTCTGATGACGCAAATCACGAACCAGACCACGATCGGGATGGGGGCGTCGATCGTCGATGGCCTCAAGGCGAAGGTGGCGGCGATGTATGCCAACCCGCTCAAGTCGCCGCGCCCGACCGCGATCTACTGCAACCCGATCCTTGCCGACCTGATCGACCGCGAGGCGAAGGCGGCGCATATCGACCTGCGGAACGTCGAGGTCGCGGCGGGCGTCACCGTCACCGCACTTAACACGCAAGCAGGATTGCTGCCGCTGATCGGCGATCCTTTCATCGGCGCGACCACGGATACCAGCTATGGGTTCGTGGCTCCGGGGCAGGGCAACAGCAACTACTTCGCCGTGATCGTGACCGAAAGCATGATCGAGCGCCCCGTTGTCTACGGCGAGGACGGCAACCTGAAGCCGCGCATCTTCCAGCTGGGGCTCGTGGGCGGATTGCAGGGTCAGTACGTGGCTGTGCACTTCACGACCGTGGTGGCGAAGTCTCCCGACTCCGCGCACGCGGTGGTGGCCGTGGTTCGCCCGGCGGTGGTCGCGCAGTGATGCGCGCGGGGGCGATCTGGCGGTCGCCCCCGCAGCTTCTAGCAGGAGGCGAGCAATGCGAGTGTATCACCCTACCGGGAAGGCGCACACGCTGTTCGTGACGCCCGCGTCCGACCCGCGCGCGCAGGCGGCGGGCTTCGACAGCGATTGGCTGGAGCATGACGGTTCACCACGGATGATCGCGGTCACCTTTGACAAGAAAGGCATGGCGATCGTGCCCAGCAGTGTCGGGCGCTACCTAACCGCGACCAAACAGGCTTCCGCGCTGCACTTGCCGTTTCGGCGCGTGGCGGCCTGATGCCATCCGAATATCTGGCAACCGCCGATTATGCGGAGTACGCCCCGGATGCAATGCCATCGCAGGTCCGGCGCGCGTCGGGACTGATCGACAACTATCTTGATCGCCCGGAAGGGCTGGTGTGGGCGGCGGATTCGCTTGGTCGTCCCGCCTACATGACGGCGATCAGCCCCGCGCAGGTGGTGACGCTTGCCGCGCCGGTATCGCCAGGCGCGCGGGTCGTTGTCGCCCTGCCCTTCGCCAGCTACGACTTGATAGGCGAAGTATTCGTGCTTGACCGCGCGCAAGCCACGCTTTGCGAGATCGTGACGGTGGTAGGCGTTGATCCTGTCGCCGGCACGATCACGCTAGCGCGGGTCGCCAAGGGGCACGCGACTGGCGCGCTGCTCGAAAGCGGGCTGGCGATCATTGAGGATCGGGCACTGCCTGCCGGGCGCTCAATCGCGCGGGTATCGCGACCTAATCTTGCGGGACTGTTGTCCGCTGTCGGACGCTACGGCTATGGTCGACGCTCTGATCAGGCCGGCGGCTATGGCAACGATCTCAACCTCCTAGCGAATCTGCAAACGCTTGGCGCTGCGCAATCATGGCAGCCGATAGACGTGGCGAATATCTCAACGAGCGCAGTTACGGGCGAATGCTGGATCACTCCAGGACTCATGCTGGCAACCTTCTCCGAAGTGCGGCTTCGGTACATCGCCGGGTTTTCCGCCGCCGCACTACCATCCGCAATCAAGCAGGCGACCGCGAACGTGCTGAAAGCGCTTGCGCAGGAAGTCGACGCCAATTCGATTTATCGGGTGGTGCAGGCAGGCGGTACGAAAATGGAACGCTTCTCCGACCGCAACATCGACGGCGACACGGCAGCGTTGCTGTGGTCATACCGTACGCGGGTGACGGTGTGAGCTTCATCTACCCGCGCATGATCAGTATTGCCCGTCCGGGCGCGCAGTCCGGCGTCGGCCCGCAAGGCTATGGCGGACAGACGCGAACGTCGGAAACCGTGGTGGTATCGGGACTGCCTGCCAGCATTCAGCAGCAGCGGCAGGGCTCGCCTAACCCGACCGGATTGCCGGGCGACGCCACGGTGCCGCTGTGGAGCATATACATTCCGCTGACCACTTGCGCCTTGGGCACGATCAAGGCTCGAGATATCGTCACCGATGATGTCGGAGCGCGCTACCAAGTGCTCGCGCCGGGTTGGGATTCCCTTGGCTACAGACTGACTGCCCGCACGCTGGAGGCGTAGATGGCCGATCTGTCGGATGTGGGAACCGTGCTGGTCGCGATGGTGGCGGCGGCTGTCTATCCCAATGGCACTAGGCAGGCCTCAGTCAGCGGCGACCAGGTTATTGTCTACCCGGGCTGGCCCGATGTAGACACGCTCAACGCCAATCTGGCGGCGGGCAAAGTGCATGTCTCGATTTGGCCCCGCCCAGGAGACAAGACCACCGACGTTGTTATGGGTGATGGTGAGTGGATCGAGGCCACCAATAATGGAACCACGGGAAGCGGCGTTGTCGAGCTGCGACGCCAGACCCGGACATTTCAGGTGAGCGTCTGGGCATCGCGTCCCGATCATCGCGACGCCATTGCCGGGCCGATCGACACCGCGCTTGCCGCAACGTCCCGTCTAGCGCTGCCGGACGGCACACAGGGCTTGGTTTCCTACGTCAGCTCAACGCAGAACGATAGCGAGCAGCGACAAGGCGTCTACCGGCGCGACCTGCTCTACTCGGTCAATTACGCGACGACGCGCACCACCGCGCAGTTCGCCATCGTGGCTACGGTTTTGAGCGTTACCCCGTCTCTCGGAGCGGGCGTGGACCTGCCAGGGATCACGCTCAGCGTAGGCGTCGGACCAAAAATCCCCCCGCCGGTCGGGCTTGGCACGGACTAGTTCGACCTGACCGGTAACCAGATCAACTTCGCCTGATGGCGGACAATCTAGGAGGCGCGCTGATGCTCGTTGTCACACAACCGTTTGGTCGCTTCGTGACCGGCGATCAGATCGTTGACCAACCCGAACAAGATGCCGTGCTGGCAGATCATCCCGCGTACATCGTTTCCGTGGTCGACGACCGCGCCGCGCCGGTTCCCGAGCCCGCTCCGCTCCATTCTGACGCGATCGAGGAGAAGCCCGAATGACTGTCGTTCAGCAAGGCGCGATCAACATCACCGCGCTGACGGTTCCTGACCTCTACGTCCAGATCGTGCCGCCGCAGGAGAACTTCCTGAACGGGGTGCCGTCGAACGTATTGGGCATCGTCGGTGTCGGATCGTGGGGGCCGGTGAATGCGCCGCAGACGATATCTGGCTATGCCTCGGCTATCGCCACGTTCGGCCCGGTCGGCAATCGGAAATATGATCTCGCGACCGCGATTTGGGCGGCGACGCTGAACGGCGCTAACGCCATCCAGGCGGTGCGCGTGAGTGACGGAACTGACACAGCGGCGTCCGCGACGATTGGCACCAATGGACTGACCGTGACCGGCCGGTATACCGGTGTGCTCGGAAATCAGGTCCAGTTCACTCTTGCCACCGGCGCCCGTAGCGGCACGTGGAAGGCCGTGATCGGCCTGCCCGGCATCGTGCCCGAGGTGTTCGACAATATCGGCTTGGGGCTCACCGGCAACGCTCTGTGGGCAGCCATCGCCGCCGCGATCAACAGCGGCGCGGGACCGTTACGCGGACCTTCGCAGATCATCGTCGCATCAACGGGCGCGAGTGTTGCCGCGCCCGTGGCGGGTACGACGGCGCTTGCCGGGGGCACGGACGGCACCGGCGCGGTTGTCGGCTCGACGCTGATCGGGGTCGATGGCGCGGGCTCGACACGGCGTGGCATGTACGCGCTTCGTGGCACGGGCGCGGCGGTGGCGTTCCTCGCCGACTGCGACGATCCGACTACCTACACCGCTCAGGTCGCTTATGGCTTAAGTGAGGGCACGTACATGATCGCGACCGGCCCGGCTGGGGATACGATCGTGAACGCGGCGACAACCAAGGCCAGCGTGGGCGTGGACAGCTACGCGGCCAAGCTGATGTTCGGCGACTGGTGTCAGTTCCGAGACAACGTCAACGGCGTCATCCGGCTGATCTCGCCGCAGGGCTTCGTCGCGGGGCGGTTGTCAGCGCTGGCTCCGCAGGAATCCGCGCTGAACAAGCCGCTCTACGGCATCCTCGGGACGCAACGGAGCACCACGGGCACGCCTTACTCGGGCGCGGAGCTTCAGCAGCTCGCGCAGGCGGGCATCGACGTGATCGCCAACCCGGCCCCAGGTGGCGCGTACTTCGGCTCGCGCCTTGGACTGAACAGCGCATCGAACGCGGCGGTGAACGGCGACAACTATACCCGCCTGACCAACTATATCGCCTACACGCTGAACGCTGGGATGGGCAAGTTCGTCGGGCGGCTGCAAAACCTGACGGTTCGCGCCCAAGCGGTGGCGACGACTTCCGCGTTTCTGTCAACGATGCAACAGGCGAGGCAGATCGGCAACGTGAACTCGCCGACGGCTCCGGCCTATTCGGTCAAGTGCGACGCCACGAACAATCCGGCGTCGCAGGTGGCGCTCGGCTACATGCAGATCGACGTGCGGGTTACCTACCTCGGCGTCATCACCAAGCTGCTCGTCAACGTCGAGGGCGGCCAGACCGTCAACGTGACGATCATCCCCGTCACCACGGCCTAAGGAGCGCGAGAGAATGTCGCAGCAGGGTTATTCGCTCGGGCGGGATATCACCATCACGGTGATCACCGGAACCGGCCAGGTACTCAACCTCGGCAAGGTGATGAAGTTCGTCTCCAAGCCCGACACTTCCAACGAGAAGGTCAAGCCGATCAACGCGCCTATCGCGCATCTCCGCTTCTGGGAGGGGTGGTCTGGCAACTTTGAGGTTAACCGCACCGGCCCCGACATGGATGCCTATTTCGCGCAGCTTGAAGCGAACTATTTCGCCAATCTCGACGAACCGGCGGCGTCGATGCAGACGACTATCGCCGAGCCGAGCGGCGGCGGGGTCAGTCAGTTTCGCTATGACGGCGTGATCATGACGTACACGGACGCTGGCGACTGGGCGGCTGACAAGACGGTCGCGCAGAAGATCGACTTCATGGCCGCGCGTCGCGTGCAACTGGCGTAAGGGGACAGACGGTGGCGGAACAGACGGTAGCAGCGCAGCTTACGGCGGGGCGCAAGGAGGTCGAGGTCACGGACGGGCAGGGCCGCGTGATCAAGCTCGCGAAGCCGAACCCGCTCGCCAACCTAGACTTCGCCAAGGCGGCGGGTGGTGGGCAGGTCAACATGCTGTACCTGTCGGAAGTCGCGCACCTCAAATACGTGGTCGCCATCGACGGGGCGGTTGTGCCGACCCCGAGCACCGAAGCAGAACTGCGCGCGCTCTATGCCAGGCTCGGAGACGACGGTAACGAAGCGGCGCAGCGCGGCCTTGTCGAGCATTTCATGCCCAAGGATGACGGGGATGAGGGCCTAAAAAACTTCTAGAGGACCATTCACTGCGCGAGGCGCTTTGGCTGGTCCACAATGGCATTCCGCTTGAAGTGGCGTTCGGCGTGGAGAACACGATGCGCGCGGCCATGGCGATTACATTCAGCGAGTTCACGGGTGCGAAGTTTGATCGGGACGCGATGAGGTTCGTCGAGCCTTCGGAGGATTGAATGTCGGAGATCGGGCTTCTCGGGCTAGTGGAGCGGCTCGCGTTCGCGGCATTGGCCGTCCACGAGGCCGGGGAAGGCGCGCTGGAGAAGTGCGCTCAACGGATCGAGGACACCGCGAAAAGCGAGTTTGGCTCGTATCAGGACGCGACCGGCCCTTTTCCGGCATGGGCCGAGCTGGCGGAGTCGACCAAGGAACAGCGCGTCGCGCTCGGCTATTCGGAAGATGAACCGTTGCTTCGGGAAGGCACCCTTCGCGACAGCATTGAGCACGAGACGCACGGCGCGGAAGCGGTGATCGGATCAACCAGCGAGATCATGCCATACCATGAGTTCGGCACCTCGCGCATCCCGCCCCGCCCAGTGCTTGGTCCCGCCTTGGACCGGAACGAGGAGTTCATCAAAGACACGATCGGCAAGGCGATGGCGGGTGCTATGCTCGGCGATGGAACGGCGGTGCATCGGTCGTTGGGGTATGATCGGGATATCGGCTAGTCTCCCCCGCTCGACTCGGGAGACGAACCATGAAGCTGTTCCTGATTGCCGCGCTGGCGCTGGGCTTGTCCGCGACCGGCGCGGAGGCGCGTCGGCACGCCCACCATCACGTTTATGAAACCTATGGTAGCGAGTCCGACTTCTACACAAACGTCTCCGGCCATCGGGTTCACCGCCCCGCGCGTGCATCGCGCCGCCCGGTTGGCGCGACCGCGCATTGCGGCGACGGAACGTGGAGCTTCAGTGAGCACCGGAGCGGGACGTGCTCGCATCACGGTGGGATCGCGGGGTAGCGTCATCCTGTTTTGGCGAGGCGCTTGGTCGCGACGAGCAATACGTGATAATTCCAGCCCCGATTAGGGCGGTCAAGCAGCCTGCGGCCAAATGCTTTCGCTCTCGCACTTCGTCGTCAGTAGACTTCATTTGGCGACCGCCTTTCCGAGTTCATCTAAAAGATCGTGGCCAAGATGGCCCAGAGCACGAACAGCGCGGCCAGCATCCCGAACATCCCGAATAAAAGCAGGACCAGTCCTGCAAACCCGATCAGCAGCCGGTCGATCGGCGATGCCTTGGGCGCCTCATCGCGGGGCGGTCGACGGTAAATCCCAGGTTGATCAAAGCGTGAGTCGCGCTCGGCGGCCCACAGTTGCAGCTTACGGAGGGTTCGCATGGCGGGCGATTATAGCGTTGCGATTCGCCTCCACCTAATCGAAAACGCGACGCGCGGTCTCGCGATGATCTCGGGTGCACTGCGGCGCACGGACGTTGACGCCAAGGCGCTGAACGGGCGGCTGCACAGCATCGGCAAGATGGCGATTGCCGGGGGTGCGTTGGTCGGAGCCGGCATGGTCGGCCTTGACCTGCTCAAGAAGCCGCTGGAGCAGGCCCAGGAATACGAAACTCTGGTCGCCCGCTTCCGTCAGTTCGGCATGGGCGATGTCGCGCTGGCGCAGGCCAAGAAGTTCGTCGAGGCGGCGGATATCCAGGGCGCGTCAACGAACGACATGATGCGCTACTTCGTCGAGGCTCAAGGCGTGTTTCGCGAGTCGGGCAATCTGACCGTCGGGAAGCAGCTTGAAGGCGCGAAGCTCGCGTCACCGCTGCTCGCAAAAATCGCGTTCGCGTCAAAAGGCCTAGACGAGCACTCGCGGGGGCTTCGCGAGGTGCAAGAAAAGGACATGCTCCGCTTTGTTGAGCTGGCGGGAGGGCTCAACTCCGCCGCCAAGTTCAACCAGCTCGCGGACGCCGGGTTCAAGGCGATCCAGGGCTCGGGCGGCAACGTCAACTGGGGACTCTATCGCAACTTCATGGCCCGCGCGGGTATCGCTGGGCAGGGACTAAGCGGACGATCGCTGTTCGCCGACTTCGAGCCACTCATCGGTGAGTTGAAGGGAAGCGCGGGCGTCGGACTGATGACGGCGTTCGGTCGCGCCACGGGCACGACGATGAAGATGCCGGTAGCGGGGGTGAACGAGTATCTGAAGCTGGGCCTATGGGACAGCGGCGCGTTCTCCCGGACCAAGCAAGGCGGTGTGAAGGAGTATTTCCGCAACCCGCTCAAGCACGCGGAACTGTTCGGCTCCGCCCCGGTGGACTACTACCGTAAGTACGTCCTGCCCAACTATCAGGCCCGCCACCTTTCGACGATGGACCGGGCGCGAGAGAATACGCTGCTGTTCGGACGAACCGGCGGCGACCTGTTCCAGCGCATCGACCGCCAGCTTCCGACCATTCTTCGGTCGCGGCTTGCGTTTAACAAGTCGCAAGGCATCGACCAGAGCGTCGAGAGCGTCGAGAAAACCTATGCGGGCAAGCAAGCGATCCTGACTGCCAAGTGGCACTCGTTCTTGCTCGTTCTAGGCCGAGACGGCGGGGTTCTGGACTTCGCCACCAAGGCGGTTGACCTGATGGGAAAGGCGATCGGGCGAATGACGGTGTTCGCGCGCGCGCACCCGCTGCTGACCAAGTTCGCGGTAGGTGGCCTCGCGCTTGTTTCCGTTCTAGCCATCCTTGGAGGATCGGCGCTTCTCGTCACGGCCGGTGCGCGGCTTCTGATGCTCGGACGCCTGTTCGGCTTGGCGGGCGGCGCGGTTCGCATTGTCGTCGCGGCGCTTCCCTACCTCCTTAGCGGGCTGCGCGTTATCGCCGGAGTTTTTGGCTTGACTGGAGCGCTAATCGTCGGTGTTGGCCTGCTTATTTGGAACAACTGGAGCGAGATCAAGGGATCGCTCATCAAGTCGTGGACCGACATAAAGGCCGGGTTCATGGCCTTGTTCAACGGTGACATTCTCGGCGCGCTCGGGCACTTCTCGCTGGTGCTGGTTCGGGGCTTCCAGACGTTGTTCAATACCATCATCGCCGGGGTGAACACGATCCTGCCGACCGCATTGCAAATAGGAAAAACCACCTTCGCGGACAGGATGGAAGTGGCATTGGCGGCTAGGGACGCCGCCGCTCAAGGAAAGCCTAGGAACGTGGTACAGCCCGGCGGCGGTCGTCCGATGCAGGTGCATACCACGGTCAATATGGACGGACGAAAGGTCGCCCAGGCCGTGTCTAGGCATCAGACCAAAACCGGACAGACACAACGCGGCATGGGCGGCGTGGACTTCAGCTACGGCAAGCCGCCGGTCGGCATGGGCGTAATGCGATGACCGACTTCCCGCTGCTGCTCGGTGACTTCGAGTTTTCGGGTTTCGAGGTCCCGGACAGCATTCCGTTCGGTGGCGAGCACAAGATCGTTCGGCATGAGTTGATCGGCGGCAAGCGGGTCATCGACATGCTCGGCCAAGCTCCACCGACGATCGAATGGACGGGTACCTTCACCGGGTCAAGCGCACTTGACCGGGCGCGCTACGTTGATGGCCTGCGTCGCGATGGCAAAGCACTGTCGCTGACATGGTCCGAACTCGCGTTCACCGTGGTGGTGTCCGCCTTCCATGCCGACTTTCGGCGCGCGAACCGCATCCCGTACCACATCACGCTTGAGACGATCACCGACGACACCGCGCCAGTGTCCGGTATCGCGCTCCCAACGATTGACGGCCTGATCAGCGACGATGTGACGGCCGCCGCCGATCTCGCAGCGGATGTGAATGACCCCGTGCTGACCGGGCTGATGAACAGCCTTGCCGGCTCAATCGCATCCGCCGGGACGCTCGCCGTCGCCAGAAACTCGGTCGTAGCCGCTGTCGCTGGTCCACTGCAGGCGGCACACGCTCGCGTGACGGCGCTGATCGCCACGACGGGCGCTGGCATCCGCGCTGCTGGAATCGGCCCGACGGCGCTACCGGCGCTGACCTCGGGCGTGACGACGCAAGGACCACTCGTCGAACTCAACGGCCTGCTGGGGCGGATCGGCGTGAACTTCGGCGCGGCGACGCGAGGCGGCACCGTTGTGGACGTTTCGGGCGGAACGCTGTTCGACGTGGCGGTTCATCAATACGGCGACGCTCGGCTCTGGACGGCGCTGGCGACAGCAAATGGGCTTCGCGATCCGGTGTTGCCAGGCCCGATGACGTTGGTCGTGCCACCCAACCCGGTATCGACGGGCGGCGTCCTGGCATGAAGGCGGAAGCGCGCGCGCCACGCGGCGCGGTGAAGCTGGCGGGCATTAACATCACGAGCTGGGACTCGGTGGAGGTCGACAACAACGTCCATCGCAGCGCCGATACGTTCCGGGTTGTCTTGATCGCCGACGCGTTGCCCAAGAAACGGAACGTTTCATGGCTGGCCTCGCAAACCACTATTGAGGTTGAGGTTTACATGACCGAAACGCCTCGCAATCCCGAGGGGTATGCGCCGCAATCGGGCGACCTGTTGCTGACCGGTCGGGTGGACGAGCTGGACTATGATCCCGCCGCGAATACCGTTGAGTTAAGTGGAAGAGACCTGACCGCGCTTCTGATCGACACGAAGACTAGCGAGCATTTCGCTAACCAGACCGCTTCGCAAATCGCGCAAACGCTGGCCGGACGCCACGGGCTTACTCCGGTCGTTGTGCCGACCAAGATAAAGGCAGGCGAGTATTACCAGATCGATCATGCCGATGTGACGCAGGAGCAGTCCGAATGGGAACTGCTTACCCGGCTAGCGGCGGCTGAAGATTACACGGTCTATGTGAGAGGGCATGAACTTCACTTCGAGCCGAGTAATACGACGGCGGGTGACTACCCGATAGTGTGGACACCGCCGACCGCGACGCAATCCAAGCAAGCCGACCTAAACTCGCTCAAGTTTACGCGCGACCTCACCATAGTCAAAGGCGTGTCTGTCGAGGTTCGATCATGGAATGCGAAGCAGAAGAAATCATTCACTCAGTCATGGCCGAAGGCACCAAAGGCGGTTAAGCCGGGCGGTTCGGAGAGTCCCCAAGTCTACCGTTACACCATTGCGGGCCTCACCCCGGATCAAGCTCAAAAACGCGCACAAAACCTTTACGCGCAGATAGCCGCCCACATGGTGAAGCTGGAAGCCGAACTGCCCGGCGACGCGCTGTTGAACTGTAACAAGACGGTGACGGTACAAGGCACGGGCACGACGTTTGATCAGGTCTACTATCCGGACAGCGTGAAGCGCTCATTGTCGGTGTCGGAAGGGTATCGGATGACGTTCTCGGCCAAGAACCAGTCGGATAGTGTCGAGGCGGGCAAGGCCAATGATTGACGGCTTGATGAACCTAGTCGCCGCCCGCGCAGGGATGGCCGACCAATCACGGGCACGCACGCGACACGGCACGATCACGAGCTACGATCCGAACGCCCACGCGGTGAAGGTCGCGCTGCAACCAGACGGTACATTGACCGGATGGCTTCCACTCAAGTCGGCATGGATCGGGAACGGCTGGGGCCTGCACCTCGCGCCGTCGGTAGGGGACGCGATCGAGGTCGAGTTTCAGGAAGCGAACGGCGGCGCGGGAACGGCAGGCTGGCGCTTTTTCAACGATGCTGACCGTCCGCTTCCTACTCCCTCAGGTGAGGCATGGCTGGTCCATAAATCCGGGGCGTCGGTAAAGCTGACCAACGACGGCAGGATCACGCTCGCCGATCCGGCGGGAGCGGTGCTCGCGCTTACCAATGATGGCAACGTCACGATTACGGGCAACGTCGTCGTCAGCGGCAGTGTGATGGCTCAGGGCGACGTAAAGGCGGGGACGATCAGCCTTCACACTCACAAGCATAGCGCCGTGCAGCCGGGCACCGGAACGAGCGGCCTGCCCCAGTAAGGAGCCTTCGCAATGCTGCTGGCCGACCTGTCACATTACGTCGGCGGCGATCTCTCCAGCACGTCGTCGGGCGATTTAGTGACGGTGACGACAACCATCCGGGGGCAACAGCGCATCCTCCGCCGGCTGATGACCAACCCGGGCGAACTGCCGTTCCACCCCGACTACGGCGCAGGCCTCCCGGCATGGATCGGACGCTTGGCGGAAATACCGGCGCTGACCGCACTTATCCGGGGGCAGGTCTTGCTGGAGGACGCGGTGTCGCGAAAACCTGAGCCGGTGATCAGCATCGTGCCCATTCCCAACACGGCAGGCGGCGGGTTTTCGGTGTCGATCGCCTACACCGATGCGCCAACGGGCCAGCCCGCCACGCTCAGCTTCAATGTCAACCGGTAGGAACCGTCTATGCCGTTAGACATCAGGGACTTCGACGCGCTGGTCGCGGAACAGGCCTCAACGGTGCAAGGAGCGTCGTCCCGGTCACTGATTGATTTTGGCGTAGGGTCAATACTGCGCGCGGTCGCGGAGTCCACGGCGGCGCTGATCCTTTGGCTTCAAGGCTTGATCCTCGCCGTACTTGGGCTGACGCGGGCGGGAACGTCGCAAGGGATCGACCTTGATAGCTGGATGGCCGACTTCGACTTTCCGCGGCTGGTGGCGACCAGGGCGACCGGCACCGTCACCTTCGCGCGCTTCACTGCGACGACTTCCGCGTTCGTACCGATCACAGCGCAGGTGGAGACCGGGGACGGCGCGAATAATTACCAAGTGACGGATGACCCGACCAACGCCGCTTACTCGGCCACGCTAGGTGGCTACACCATCCCACCAGGGGCGGTTTCATTTCCAATCCCGGTCGCGGCACTGACGCCCGGCGCGAGAGCGAATGCGCTGGCGGGTCAGATCAGCACGCTGGCGCAGGCGTTGCCGGGCGTCGACACGGTGACTAACCCGAGCCCGTTCACGACTGGGAGCAATGCCGAGAGCGACCCGGCGTTTCGGGCGCGATTCGTCAACTGGATCGCTTCATTGTCGCGCGCCGTTCGCACGGCGGTGGCGTATGCGATCGGCACCAACTTTCCGGGCGTCGCCTACACGATCGTCGAAAACCAGAACCTTGATGGCACGCCGAACCCCGGCTTTTTCTACGTGCTGATCGACGATGGCACCGGCGCTCCACCGCCCTCGCTGATCGGCCAGGTCTACGGCGTGATTGATCCGGTTCGCCCGCTCGGCGTCCGCTTCGCGGTTCTTGGCCCTGTCATCCAGTCGGTGAACGTCGCGCTCACCATCGCTGCGGCGAACGCCGCGAACAAGGGTGCCGCCGCCCCCATCGTCCAGGCGGCGTTGAAGCAGTATATCAACACGCTTCCCGTCGGCTCGACGCTGGCATGGTCGCGGCTGTTGCAGATCGTCTATGATGCGACGCCGCTGGTCACCAACGCGACGGGGCTGGTCCTGAATGGCGGCGCGGTCGACATCATTCCCGCAGCCAACGGAGTGCTCAAGGTCGGCACCGTCACGGTGTCCTGATGGCGATTGGAAATCCTGGCGATCAGCTTCGTCGCCTGAAAGCGCTGGTCCCGAAACGATGGTTTGGAGACACGTCACCGCTGCTGAACGCGGTGCTTGGCGGCATCGCGGCGGTGATGGCGCGAGCCTATGGACAGCTCACCTACGTAACCGCACAGACCCGGATTGCGACCGCTTCCGACCAATGGCTAGATGCGATCGGGAGCGATTTTCTGGGCAACGCCCTGCCGCGTAGGGTGAGCGAGCCCGATGCCGCTTACCGGCCCAGGATCGAAAGAGAACTATTCCGGGAGCGCGCGACCCGGCATGGATTGATCGCGGCAGTTACCGACTTCACCGGACTGCCCCCTTCGGTTTTCGAGCCTTGGAATGTCCGCGACGCGGGTGCCTATCGCGGCCCCGTGCTCGGCTATGGTGTCGCTGGAGCCTATGGGTCGCTGGCGGTGCCCAACGAGGCATTTCTGACCGTCTATCGCTCGGTGAACGCCTTGGTCCCGCCGTTCGCGGGATGGCGCGTATCGACCGGTGGCTGGGGTCGGGGCACGATCGGTTACGCTACCCTGTCGCAGGTCGGCGTGCTCGTGAGCGACGCGGACATCATGAGTTGCGTCGACCGGAACAGGCCCGCCGGGATCAAGGTCGTCCTGACCATCCAGAACATGACCAACGCCAGCACGGGCACGCTGGCGAGCGATGCGGGGCCGGTCACCTTTGACCTCAACCCGTTCACGTTGAGCACCGGTCCCATCGTCCTCGCCTGATCAAGGCTCGTCAAATAGGAGAAGCGCATGGATCGGGCTACGGTCTACGCGGGCGCAATCCCGCTCGAAACGGATATTCTGAAGACCAACCAGTTCGCCATGGCGGGGCTTGGCCGCCTCGCGGGCGCGGTGTTGGGCACGACGGGAGCTTCCGTGTCGGGCTTGGCCTGCAAGGCCCCGTCAGCGCCCGCCCTATCGGTGAATGTGGCGAGTGGCGAAATCTACTCGGTCCAGCCATTTGAGGCTTCGGCCTATTCCACACTCCCCGCAGATAGCGCGCACAACGTCACGAAGCAGGGACACACCGACGCAATCAGCTTCCCGACGCCCGCGCCGACCACGGCGGGCAATTCGGTCGTGTATCTTATTCAGGGCACCTACGCCGATCAGGACACCACCCCGCAGCTCCTCCCATATTACAACTCGGCCAACCCGACCCAACCGCTGAGCGGCGCGGGCGGGAATGGCCTGACACAGAGCACAACGCGCGCGGGCATGTGCGTGCTGACGATCAAGACCGGCGCGGCGGGCACCACCGGGTCGCAGCAGACCCCCGCTCCAGACGCCGGGTGCGTTGGTCTTTGGACCGTGACGGTCGCGGCGGGTCAGACGACGGTCGCTCAGTCGAACATTGCGGCCTATCCCGGTACGAACATCATTCCGGCGTCGGGCTTGCTCGGCAACATCCCCAACGCGCCGGTGATCTCGGTCGCGGGTCGCTCCGGCGCGATCACGCTCGGCGTCGGTGATGTGGCGGGCGCGGCTCCGCTCGCCAATCCCGTCTTCACCGGCGCGGTTACGGCTCAGGGCATCGTTGACGGAACTTCATCAGGGGCGGGCACCAACGGCGGCGTGCGAGTCCGCGACGCTGCGAACAATCCAGACGCGGCCTATCTCCAGTTCACGGCGACGAACGGTTCAACGCAATATGGCTGGCTACGGGGACGCGCGAACGGCGCGTTCGACCTATCAGGCCCGTTGCTGAACGCGCAGTTCATCGGCGTCCCGACCGCCCCCACGGCTCCTTCCGGCACGAATACCGGGCAGGTCGCGACGACGGCATTCGTGCAGTCGCTGGTCGGATCGCTGTCCGCTCCAGTAACATCGGTCGTTGGCCGAACCGGAGCGATCACGCTTGGGGTTAGTGACGTATCGGGCGCGGCTCCTCTGGTCTCTCCGGCGCTTACCGGCTCGCCGACCGCGCCGACGCCAGCGGTAGGCGACAGTTCGACGAACCTAGCGACGACCGCTTTCGCGGCGGCGATGCTATCGGGGACCATCGGGGCCTCAGGCTCGGTTTCGTTTCAGGTCGGCGGTCTAACCCTGGTGCTAAAATGGGGCACCACGCCGCTCGGCAGCGGATCAAACGTCGTTCAAGGGGCGATCAACTTTCCCGTCGCCTTTCCGAACTCTTGTTTCGTCGTGGTCGGCAACGCCGACGGCCCAGCGAACAACAACTGGCATCCCATCGTGATGTTGTTCGCCGGACCCACGGCGAACGGATGCAACTACACCGCCGATACCAGCAACCTGAACCAAGCCATCAGCGCGGGCAGCAATGTCCGCTGGATTGCCATCGGCAACTGAGGATACAAAATGTCCGGAACGAACTGGGACCCGACCACCCCGATCGCGGGGCCGGCGGACTATCCGAACGCCTATGTTCCGGTGCGTGTCGTCAATCCGACAGCGCCAACGAACGGGTTTCTTGATCAGCTAAAGCAGCTAACCTTGCAATCGCTGATCTCGGCGGCGACGGAGACGCTTACCGCGAATGTGGCAACGAACACGTCAGCGATCACGGCAGCCAATTCCGCCCTGGCGACCGGAACCGTCAGTGCGCTGGTCGGCGGCCGTGTATATGCTACCCAAGCGGCGTTGCGCGCTGATCTAAGTCCGGCGGATAAGGCGTTTGCGCTGGTGTACGCGGACCCAGTCGCGTTGTACAACGACCTCTACGTCAAGGCGGGAGCGCCCGGCACCGGCACTTGGACTTCGCCGCTCGGCGTATTCGCGAGCGCAGCGTCCGGTTACGCGGCGACGGCTGCCGGATTTGCTACAACAGCAGCGGCATCACAAAATCAGGTTACTGCCGCACGTGACCAAGCCGGAACCTTCGCCGCGCTCGCCGGATCGCGCGCCGATGACGCGTTAGCGCATGCGGCCGTCGCGGGTCAGTACGACGCGGCAGTCCGGGTAGCACTCGGGCAGCTTCCGACGAACTCGAAGCTGCGACTCCAAGCCGCGTCGATCGGCATTCTGGCGGGCTTTCGCGTCGCTGACCTGACCGCCGGGACGCAAGCGTATCTGTCCGACAAGTGGCGCTACGGCGATTTCGAGTGGCAGGCCATCGACATGTCCGCTCTGGTCGCGGCCGATCCGTACCAGGCGATCTACGTCGCGCCCGCCGAACAACCCAGCGGTTCGCAGGGCGCTTGGCGTCGCAATCACGACGGCGACGCGCGGCTCGGCTGGGCAGGCGTGCGCCCGGACGGCGTGACCGACTGGCAGGCGCAGATCAACTGGTTGGTGAAGCACCCCGAGCTTTCGCACGTTCGCGCGGCACCGGGCAGCTATTGTTTCAGCCGCTCCGTAGTCAAAAAGTCCGGCATGACATTCGAAGGCGTCCCCGGCGCCACAATAATGCGGGCGAAGAACTTCACCGGATTTGCTGGTGGCGACGGCTCGGGCGCACGGGCGTGGACGACCGATCCGCTCGGCACGACCGGGTGTCGCGACATCGGCTTCATTCTTGACATCGCTAAGACCGGTGCGCTCGACGGTAACACTCCGGGCACGCAGGACCAGCAGCAACGGGTGCATGGCGTCAGCCCATTCCAAGCCAACGATTACGTCTGCGAGAACGTGCAAGTCCTGGGCTGTACAGGATACGCGTTCGTTGCGTTCGGCGGCCTGCGCGGGCGCTTCGTGCGGACCCACTCCATCAACGCCCACATCCCGCTAGAATTCTCCAATGCGGATGAATGGACTTCAACCGATCACGTCACAGAGGCGGGTGACGGCGACATTATCACGCAGGCGATGGTTCACTGGGTAAACGGGACGTGCCGAACCGTAGTGCGCGGATACATCGGCTCGGCGGCTTACGCGGTTAACGGAGCTTACGCACTCAACGACAGCCCGGCCAACAAGGACATGATCGGCAACCGGCTGGAGAGCAGTCGCATCACCGTCGGCAGCGCCAGCCCAGGCATCAACGTCGAGAACATCAAGGCGGCGCGCAACGAACTAACGGTCACCGGCAGCTACATCGAAACGCATGGGGTCGGTACACGCATCAGTAGCAGCGATCCGAATGGCTTCAGCAAACTTCGGACCGAAAACGGGGAAACCGTGGCAGGATCAGACCCGCAGAACGCCGTTGCATACGTCGCCATCGGCAAGTGCCTACTCGAAATCATCGAACCGACTATCACGCTAGGACAGGGCCTCCCGGCTGGTTCGCAAGCATCGCTGTGGGGGCTCAACGACAATGTACCGCAAATCCGGCTAGTCGGCGGCACCTTCACCGGCAAGGCGAACGGCGAAAACCGCATCCAGCCAGACTATCCGGTCATGACGGTGCGCGGCAACCCGGACCTGCGCGGAATGCCGACGCCGACCTTGGAACTGATCGGAGTCGGCCACAAGCGGACGCTGTCGCTCGCGATGGACAGCACGGGCAACTACCACCGAGCGATGGGAGCGCGGCTGCCGATCAAGTCTGTGATCGAGGCGCAGATCACAGGCACAGTTTCGTCTGATCGCGGCGTCGCGCTCGCCATGGACCTGCTCGACTCCGCCAACATCTCGTCGTTCAACGGCAGAGGCTATCTCCAGACCAGCGCGGATGACCACACCGATCCTGCTTCCACGACGCTGCGATCAGTCGGCGATGGGTTTAGTGACGGCAGCGGAGCAACCTGGAAGGGTGGCAACTATGTCCGCGCCAACGACACCAGCCCGCACAACGCAGCACATGCCTTTGAGCTTAAAGGCCGCATTGTCACGCTAGGAAGTGGCCCCGGCGATAACGTTGAGTTGTTCCTGCTCGCCGCGCCGACCACCGGTTATGGCGACTACAGCGCGGGCACCTGCACCGTGCAGGCTGGCGCGGCGATGACGCTGGAGTGGGCGGCGTGACCCTACTCTTCGCCATGGACCGCGCCACGGTCCGCCAGCTCGACGCTAACGGTTTCCTGCACGTAGAGGTGTCCAACATCTCCAAGGCGAACGTGTGCCCGTATAGCGGTCGGGAGATACCCGACTGGGAAATGCTCGGGCTCAATCCCGATCGCATCTACCAGCTTCTCCGCGACCCGGAAGAACTCGCCAAAGCAGCGTCCACGTTCAACAACCTCCCGATTCTGAGCGAGCACGTCCCGGTATCGTCGGATGACTTTCCCGAAGAACTGATTTGCGGATCGACGGGAAGCCATGCCGTGTTCGTCGCTCCGTACATGCAGAACAGTCTGTCGGTGTGGAAGCGCGCTCAGATCGATGGCATCGGCACTGATCGTCAGAAGGAACTATCAAGCGCGTATCGCTACCGCGCCGACATGACGCCGGGCGAAACCGCCGGTTCACGCTACGATGGAGTGATGCGCGATATCGTTGGAAATCACGTGGCGCTCGTTATCGAGGGCCGTGCGGGACCGGATGTTGTCGTCGGAGATGAACACATGAAGCTCAAGTCGCGCACGGCGCTGATGGTATCGGGGGCCATCGCCGCCATGGTCCGTCCGAAGCTCGCCAAGGATGCGAGGCTCGACCTTTCGTCCGCGCTCAACACCGTGTCCACCAAGTCGCTGGCGATGGACGGCGCGCCCAAGGCTCTCGCCACCAAGGTCGCGGTCGCGGCCAAGGGCAAGCTCGCCGCCGATGCCGACCTCGACGTGGAAGAACTCGTCAAGGTGATCGAAGCGGTTCAGGCCGCTCCCGAAGACGAGGACGACATCGCCGAGGATGAGGATAAACCCGCCGATCAGCGTGAAGACGAGTCCGATGAAGAATACGCCGCGCGCAAAAAGCGCGAGCAGGCCGCAGCGGATAAAACCGCTAAGGACGCCGAACCCGACGACAAGAAAAAGCCGGCCATGGACGCAGCGACCGTCAGGGGCATGATTACGGACGCGGAAAAGCGTGGCGCGGCGAGCGTGGCGGCGATCGACCAGGCTAAGCGCGACGTACAGCCGTATGTCGGCGCGGTGGTCGGCATGGACTCGGCTGACGCGATCTACCGCTTCGCGCTCGACGCGGCGAAAGTCAGCTATCCCGCGACTGCCGATCAGGCGTCGCTTAAGGCGATGGTGGGAATGCTGCCCAAGGCCAGCGCCGTGATCGCGCAGGACGCCGCCACGGTCACCACGCATCGCAGCGACTTCGCGTCGCGCTACCCCAACGCCGCCAAACTGAGGACGATTTAACATGCCGTTTCAGACTCAGGTGCTGCTCGATCCGGCCCCCGGCCTCGAAGGCGGGTGGGCGAGCGTCAACCCGCATCATTCGATGCTCAACCCCAACACGGGGGACTCCGCCACGTCCGGCTATTCGTCGTGGAAGGCTGGCACCGGCGGGCTGATCGTCGGGCGTTTCGGCTTTGCGGACACGATCGCGGGAACGGTCGTCAGCGTCAATCCGGGCGGGACCGGAATCCGCATCGGGTTCGTGCATCGTTTTCAGCCGGTGCTCATTCAGGGCTACCTCGGCGCGGCGGCGATGGCGCTGTACGCGGGGCAGGAAACCGACATCGCCGATGGTGGCGACTTTTGGGTTCGCCTCGCCGCCGGTGGAGCGCCGGGCCAGAAGCTGTTCGCCACCAACGTGGACGGTTCGGCTGTCGCGGGCGCGGCTGGCGCGACGGTAGCCGGTGCTACCGAAACCGCGTGGTTCGTGGACAGCTTCGCCCCCGCCGGGGGCCTCGCCAAAATGTCGACTCGGGGGTAATCAACAATGCGCGATCTTCTCGAACGCCGCGAACTCGCCCGCGTTGGCGTACACTTCCCGCCCACGGCGATCTACGCTCAGGACTCTTGGCGCGACGACCTCCAGCTGGCGCAGGACGCCCAACCGCAAATGGTTTCGCAGACCAATGCGGGTATTCCCGGCTTCCTGACCAATATCGTCGACCCCGAGGTGGTGAAGATCGTCACCGCGCCGTCGCGGTTCGCGGTGGTGTTCGGCGAGGTCAAGAAGGGCGACTGGACCACGCTGTCCGCGACCTTCCCGACCGTCGAGCTGGCAGGTTCGGTTGCCGGTTACGGCGACTTCGACAACAACGGGCTGGTCGACGCGAACGGCAATTGGGTCCCGCGCCAGTCGTTCACTTATCAGACGCACAAGCGCTACGGTGAACGCACGGTCGCCATGTGGGGCGTGGCGGGAATCAACTACAACGCGCAGCTCGACGCGGCGTGGGCGTATGTGTTTCAGCGGTTTCAGAACCGGAGCTATGCTTTCGGCATTGCCGGTTTGCAGAACTATGGCGCGCTGAACGATCCGTCGCTGATCGCGCCGACGACCCCGGCGGTCAAGGCGGGTGGAGGCGTGTCGTTTCTCACCGCCACCGCCGACGAAGAATACCGCGACGTGCTGGCGCTGTTCACTCAGCTGCTCGCGCAGATGGGCAACAACATCGACCGCAATACACAGATGGTACTGGTACTGTCGCCGGGCCGTGAAGCCCTGCTGTCTAAGCTGTCCGCGTTCAACGTGTCCGCGCGCCAGATGATTCAGCAAAACTTCCCGAACATGAAGGTCGAAACGATCCCGGAGTATTCGACTTCGGGCGGCGAGCTGATGCAGCTGTGGCTTTCGAGCTACCAGGGGCAGGACACGGCCTACGGCGGGTTCACCGAAAAGGCGCGCGCCCACGCCATCGTTGTTCACACTTCGTGGACCGATCAGAAAATGAGCGCGGGCACGTGGGGCACGATCATTCGTCGCCCCCTCGCAATCGCGCAGATGTTGGGGATTTAAGCCATGCCGATCATCGCTTGCAAGCTCCCGCACGGCCTCACCATCACTCACCAGGGCCGAACGATCAACATCAACGGGTCGAACGTCAACTTTGACGCCCTCTCCCCCGACAAGAACGGCGCGCTCGCCGATGGCACCGGGCTGTCGGCGGGGTTCGGGCTGACCACGCTATCCGATCAGGACGCGGCGGTATTCGAGGACTGGTCCAACCGCGCGCTCTACAAGGACGGCGAGAAGGCCAAGGGCCTGTTGGAGGAGCCGTTTCAGCCGCTTCTCAATGGCGTGATCAAGCCGTACAAGTCGGAAGGCGACGCCCGCAAGGATACGTCTGCGACCACGACCGATGTTGCTACCGGGTTTGACGGCCTTGACGGCGATGCCGAGATCAAGCGCGCAGCGGCGGCTACTCCCGGCTTGGTGAACTCCGGCAAGAACAGCTGAGCATGGCCGTCGCGGTGTTCGACTACGCCGCGTGGAATACGCTCTATCCCGAGCTGGCGGGGGTGACGCCCGCGCGCGCCGCGCTTCTGTTCCAACAGGCCGGACTATATCTCGACAACAGCGACGGCTCGATCGTGCAGGACGTTGACCGGCGGTTGATGCTGTTCAACATGCTGGTGGCGCATCTCGCGACGCTTGGCGGGGCATTGGAGGCCGATGGCAAGCCGACTGGCCTAGTCGGGCGCGTCACGTCGGCGGGTGAAGGGTCGGTGTCTGTTTCGGTTGATGCGGGCGTGGAGCCGGGCACGGCGGCATGGTACGCGCAGACGGCCTACGGCTATGCCTTCTGGGCGGCGGTGCGGCCCTACATGCGGATGCAGTATCGTCCGGTTGCTCAGCCCTCGTTCGACCCGTTCTACGGCTTCCCCGGCAGGGTCGGCTATGGCGGTCGTTAGCCCGGTCAAGGGCGGGGAGAAGCTGGAGGCGTACCTGAAGAAACTCGCCGACAAGGTGAGCAATCCGGGTACGCTTCGGGTCGGTTTCCTTGAAGGCGCGACCTACCCCGATGGAACGCCCGTCGCGATGGTGGCGGCTATTCAGAACTTCGGCGCGCCCAACGCGGGTATTCCGGCGCGGCCGTTCTTCTCCAAGATGGTGAACGAAAAATCGCCTGAGTGGGGCGGTAAGCTGGCGAAGGTGCTGGAACAGGCGGACTGGGACGGTGGGAAGGCGCTGGCGCTTATGGGCGAGGGTATCGCTGGGCAGCTTCGTCAGTCTATCGTCGACACGAACGCTCCCGAGCTGTCACCGGACACGATCGCGCGGAAAGGTTCGGACAAGCCGCTGGTCGACACTGGTCACATGCTGGCGTCGGTCGACAAAGAGGTGACACGGTGAACGTCCGCGCCATCGCCAACCGCGCGACGCGGGGCATCAACCCGAACATCGCCGCAACGGTGCGCGTTTGCACCGGGTACACGACGGCGGCGAACGGAAAGCAGGTCCCGGCCTATGTCCCGCCCGTGCCAGTCACGATTCAGGCGCAGGCATTGGCCAAGAAAGAGGTGGAGCATTTGGACAGCATGAACCTGTCCAATGCCACCCGCGCAATCTACGCCGACACGCAGCTGACCGGGGTCGACCGCATTACGCGCTCGGGCGGTGATATCGTATCATTCGCCGACCCGACCGGTCCTTTCGCGGGCATCGTCTATGATTGGCTTGTCATCGCCGTGCTGGAGGACTGGTCAACGGCGGGATGGTGCAAGGTCGCTTTGGCGGAGCAAATGCTTGGGCATCCGCAATGACGCCTGTCCTGACCGACGACGCGATCATCACCGCGTTGCGGGCGTTCCTGCTTGCTGTGCTTCCTGATGGCGTTGAGGTCGTGCTTGGGCAGGTCAACCGCGTGCCCGAGCCGACATCCCTTGACCACGTTATCATCACGCCTGCTCGTCGCGAGCAGCTATCCACCACGACGCATAGTTACAGTATGGCGACCGGCATGAGCGTCGTCGCACGGTCAAATGCGGTGCATTTCCAGCTCGATGTGTACGGCCCGAACTCAACCGACAACGTCCAAGTGATCGCCACCCTGTTCCGGGATGCGTGGGGGTGCGACTTCCTCGCGCCTTACCAAGTGCAGCCGCTTTACTGTGACGATGGTCGTCAGATGCCGCTGGTGAACGGCGAATATCAGTACGAGGACCGATGGACGATGACGGCGGCGGTGCAGGCCAATCCGCCGGTTGCCGTCCCAGTCGACTTCGCGGCTAACGTGGCCGTGAACATGGTGGAGGTCGGCTGATATGCCAAGCATTCCGGCGTCGGCAATCGTCAACGTCATTCCGAACGTGGTGGGCGTCGGCGGATCGGGGCTTGACCTTGTCGGGCTGTTCCTGACCGACTCCGGTCGCGTTCCGATTGGCGCGGTACAGCGGTTCGCGTCGTCGCCAGCGGTTGCGGCGTTCTTCGGCCCCACGTCGAACGAAGCGACGCTCGCGGCCACCTACTTCGCGGGCTATGACGGTTCGACGATCAAGCCCGCCGCCCTCCTGTTTGTTCAGTATCCCACGTCGGCGGTCGCGGCTTATCTGCGCGGCGGGAATCTCGGCCTGTCGTTGGCGGGGCTTCAGGCGCTTTCGGGCGTGCTCACGATCAAGAGCGGCGGAGCGACCACGACCAGCGCCACGATCAATCTTGCGAGCGCGACGAGCTACAGCAATGCGGCGACGCTGATTCAGGCGGGGTTTACCGGTCCCCCGTTCACCGTCGCCTATGACAGCGTGTCGGGAGCGTTCGTGTTCACCAACACCGCTACCGGCGTGGCCTCGGCGATGGACTTCGCTACCGGTCCGCTGGCGGCGTCGCTCGCGCTCACGGCCGCGACCGGCGCGGTTGTTTCGCAGGGCGCGGCGCAGGCTACCCCGGCGGCGGCGATGGCGGGCGTGGTCGCGGCAACACAGAACTTCGTCAGCTTTACCACGACGTTCATGCCGAGCGCGGCCGATCGCCTCGCGTTCGCGACGTGGAACGCCGCGCAGGGCAACCGCTACCTATATGCGATGGGAGATAGCGACCCTGTCCCGACGCAAGCCAACGACACGGCGTCGCTGGGCTATCAGGTTAACCAGGGCGCGTTGTCCGGCACGGTGCCGATCTGGGATCCGAACAGCCCCGCGCGCGTCGCGGCCTTCTTCATGGGGGCGCTGGCGTCGATCAACTTCAGCCGGACGAACGGGCGGGTCAATCTCGCCTTTCGGTCCGGGTCTACGGTCCCGGCGGGTGTCACGAACGCGACCACGGCGACTAACCTTCAGGCGAGCGGGTACAACTTCTACGCGGCTTATGCGACCGCCAATCAAGGGTTCGCGTTCTTCTACCCCGGGCAGATTGCCGGTCCGTTTCTGTGGATCGACACGTACATCAATGAAGTCTGGATGAACGCCGGGTTTCAACTCGCGCTCATTCAGCTGCTCCTGGCGACGGGACAGCTTCCGTACAATGCGGACGGCTACGCCATGGTCGAGACGGCGATGCTCCCGCAGATCGCGGCGGCGGTGTCCTATGGCGCGATCCGGGCCGGAGTAACGCTATCGGCGACACAGATCGCGCAGGTCAACGCGGCGGCGGGGCGGGACATCGCCACCACGCTTTCGCAGCGCGGCTGGTATGCGCTGGCGCTCCCGGCCTCGCCGGCGGTGCGCGCGGCGCGCGGCTCCCCGCCAGTGTATTTCTGGTACACCGATGGCCAGTCGATTCAGCAGATCACCCTCAACAGCATTGCGGTGGAGTAGATCATGGCGAACAACCGCACGATCACGGCGGCGAACGCTATCATCCTGCTCGGCGCAACGGGGTTGTTCGACACGGCGCAGCGCATCGAGGGGTTCGCCGCCGACAACATTACCGACATGGACGCTTACCAGCCCACGGAAACCCTGACGGGGGTCGACGGCCGGTTGTCGGCGGGCTGGGCGTTCGCTCCGGTGCCCCAGAATATCACGCTCCAGGCGGATTCGGCGAGCAACGACTTTTTCGATACGCTGATCAGCGCCGAGGAAACCGCGCGCGAGAAATACGTGCTGTTCGGGTCGATCGTGCTTCCCGCGACGAACCGCAAATACAGCATGACGCGCGGGTTTCTGACGAACATCGTCAAGCTTCCGGCGGTGGCGAAAGTGCTTCAACCGCGCAAGTTCACCGTGCTGTGGCAGCGGGTCCAGCCCGCCGCGAATTAGGAGGCGACATGGCGCGAAAGAGCAAGGTTGTCACGATCGACGCGGAAGGGCGGGACAAGGGCAAGCAGTTTGTCCTGACGGAGATGAGCGCCAGAGCGGCCGAGGCATGGGCCACGCGCGCGCTGCTGGGCCTGTCCAAGGCGGGTGTGGAGGTGCCGGACGAAGCGATGGATGCGGGCGCGGCCGCAATCATCAGTTTCGGCGCGCGGGCGCTTACGTCGATGGCATGGCCGGATGCGGAGCCGCTGCTAGCCGAGATGCTGGCGTGTGTTCAGATCGTCCCCAATCCCTCGCGGCCCGAAGTGATGCGGGCGCTGATCGACGACGACACGGAAGAGGTCGGCACGTTGCTCAAGCTGCGCGGGGAGGTGGTGGAACTGCACACGGGTTTTTCCGTAGCCGCCGCCCTCTCGACCTTGGGGCAGGCGGCGAAGATGCGTCCATCGGCTACGTCAACATCCCGCAAACGATCGGGGCGGCGGTCAGCACGAGCCTCGCAACGTACCACGAGCTCGCCAGCATCTACGGGCTAGAAGATTTGTACGACCTGCTCGAAATAGCGCAGGTCAACGCGTATAATCAGAGATTGGCGAACCCGCATGCCAGCTAGCATCATCGACGCGCTTGTTGTCACGCTGGGCTTGGACAACCACGATTTCCGCGCGGGTCAGAAACAGACCGACGAGGACCTGAAGCGGACGCGGGAAGCGGGGTCGAAAACCGCTTCGCAGCTTGAGGCGGATGGCAAGCGCGCGGCTGAGTTCTTTCGATCGCTCCGCAATGAGGTGGTCGGGCTGTTCTTCGCGTTCGCTGGCGCGTCGACGCTGAAGGACTTCGCTGCGGGGATCATCGCGGGCGACGCCGCTACGGGGCGGCTGGCCACCAACCTGGGCATGGCGACGGAGAAGCTGTCGGCATGGGAAGGCGCGGTTGGGACCGTGGGCGGCAAAGCTGAGGACGCTGATGTTGCCCTGAGGGCGATGGTGACCTCGTTTCAGAACTGGCACCTCGCCGGCAACAGCGGCCACGATGAAGACCTTAAAGGCCTACACGTCTCATTGAAGGACCTGAGCGACCCAACCCAGGCGCTGCTCAAAATGGCTGAAGCTGGCGAGCGTCTGAGCAAGCCCGAGTTCGTCAACCGGTTGCAGCGCATCGGCATCCCGGAGAGCGTGATCACTATGCTCGAACGTGGGCGCAAGGGCACGGCGGACTTGCTGGCGGAACAGGAGAGGCTAGGGGTTACCACTGACAAGGACGCCAAGTCTGCGGAGGCGTTTCAGGCTGCGCTGGCAACACTAAAGCGGGCGATTCAGGGCGCGGCGCGACCCGAGATTGAGAAGCTGACGGCTGATTTCGTCGAGCTGGCGAAGCATGGAGATGACATCAAGGGCGCGTTCGATGTGGTCGACGGCGCGCTTCATCGGATCGCGATCGGTTTCAACATCGTGCGGGCGTCGGTGCATGATTTCGTTCGCATCTGGCAGGACCTAAAGTCCGGCAACTATGCCGACGCGTTACAGACGTTCATGCACGGTAGCGCAGAAGACGTGCAGAACGGCTCCGCCGGGAATGCGGCTGGCGGGTTCGACGCTTCCGCCTTCCCCGGCTACGCTTCGCAGAAACACGGCGGCTTTGGCGGCGGGGACGGCGGGGGCGCGGTCAAATCGGGCAACATGGGCGCGATTTCCTCCTACCTCTCTTCGCACGGGTTCAGCGGCGGGCAGGCGAGCGGCATCGCGGCATGGGTCATGGCGGAAAGTGGGGGCAACCCGGAGGCCGCCAACAATGCCGGTGGTGGTCAAGGAGCGCACGGCATTGGACAATGGCGCGGGCCTCGGCTCCGGCGGCTGCGCGAAAAGTACGGCGATCATCCGACGATGGGCCAGCAGCTCGAGTTTCTCGTGTGGGAGCTAATGGGCGGCGATCCGGGCGGTAAGGCGGTGCGCGCGTCGAGTGGCGGGCTGGATACGCTTCGTGCGACGGTCACGAACTTCGGGCGGGCCGATGCGGCGGGCAATGCCAGCGACATTCGACGCGGCGCGAAGTTTCTTGGCATTCCGCAAACGGTCGCGGCCGTCCGGTCCGCTAACGCGGGCGGTGGCGGCGGCTCGGGTGGCGGCGGCACGACCAACGTCGGACCGATCACTATCCACACGCAAGCGGCCGACGCGCACGGGATCGCGCGCGACCTGTCCGGGGCGCTCCGGGCCCGCGGGCTTGTCGTCCAAGCGCAATCGGGCATGACCTCGTGAGCATCGGCTTGCCCGACGTGCCTTTCGCGATCGGCGTTCCGCCCGTGCTGCGCGCGCCTCTCGCGCTGGTTGAAGCCTATACCGCGCTCCCGAATGTCGCGGATGCCCCGGTGGCGAGTTCCGACGATTGGGGCATATTTGACCGCTCGGGACAGCCGATCGCTCAGCCCGATAGCGTGATCGCTTTGGAATATCAGGCCGAACAGCGCATTGCCGACTATCCGATGGAGGAAGGCGGGTTCCAGTCTTACAACAAGGTCGCGGTGCCGTTCAGCATTCGCCTCGCGCTTAGCAAAGGCGGTTCCGTCGCCGACCGAACGGCGTTCCTGAACGTCTTGGAGGACCTTCGCGCGTCGCTTGATTTAGTGGACGTGGCGACGCCGGAGAAGGTCTATATTGGCGTAAACGTAACGCATGCCGGTATGTCGCGCAGCGCGACGCAAGGGGCTGGCATCCTCACGGTTGAGATCATGTTGCAGGAGATTCGGCAAACCGTGGCGGTGGCGTACAGTACCGCCCCGCCCGCAGCCGCGCCGGACAGCGCCACGCCGGATGCCACTACGTCCGCAGCGACCAGCGCCACCGCCGCCAAGTCCAAAAGCGGACTGCCCCCGGCTGGCGCGTCGGTGAAGGCTATCGGAGGATCGTGGAAGACGAAGGTCGCGTCGGCGGCTCAGGTCAAGAACCAAGGCGCGGTACAAGCGCGCGCGATCGGGCAGGCAATCGGCAAGGGCGGCGCGGGCAACATCGTCACACCGCAAGGCATCGCAAGCTATGTGCCGGGCGTCGGGTACAAATATGACCGGCCCGTCAGATGACCACGTCTAGCCGACAAATCGACATCAACCCCGGCGACGGTGGTGACGGCTCTTATCCGCCTGTCACGCCAACGCCGACGCCCAGCCCGACGCCTACACCGACGCCATCGCCATCTCCCACGCCAAGCCCCCCGCCACCGCCACCCCCCGCGCCGACGCCGCTTCCCGCCCCGTCCGCCCGAACCGGGAGCATCGTCGCGGCGGTAGCGCGGGCGGTGCCGTCGATGGTGGTCCCGCTCAGCGCGGTCCCGTCGCAAATGCTGGCGGTGGCGCTTGGCGGTCAATCATGCCGCATCGTGATTCGAACGCGGCTGACAGGGCCGTATCTCGACCTCTACGTCAACGATGCGTCGATCGCGCTTGGGGTGCTATGCTTGGACCGGACGGCGTTGGTCCGGGCGGCATATACCGGCTTCGTGGGCGAGCTGGCGTTCGTTGATACGCAAGGCGCGAGCGATCCGACCTATGACGGGCTGGGCACTCGCTACGTCCTTCTATGGCTAGGCGCTTAGGTCGTGTCGTTCGTTGAGCGCATGATCGGGTTGCGATTTGAGCTTGGCACCGGCGCGTTCGGCGAGGACGGGTCCAACGTGGTGGAGTTCGCCGGGCTGCGCTGTTCCGCCAACATCGACAAAGCGGGCGGCGTTTTCATGACGAAGCTCGATCTGCGCGTATGGGGCTTACCACTCGACGTGATGGCGAAGCTGACTGTGCTGAACCAGCTCGCCTATACCAGCGCTCGGCTGAACACCGTCACCGTCTCGGCCGGGGACAAGGAAAGCGGCATGTCGGTGTGCTTCGTCGGCATCATAAGCGAGGCGTGGGCGGATATGCGCTCCGCTCCCGAAGGCGTCCTCCATCTCGCCGCCAACACCGGCCTGCTCGACAAGGTACGTCCAGTTCCCGCGATCAGCTTTAACGGCACGATCGACGCGGTGACGGTGCTTCGTAACGTCTGCGCGCAAATGGCCCCGCCGCTGTCGGTGGAGAACAACGGCGTCACCGCGCAGCTTAGCAACACTTACCTGCCCGGCACGGCGATGGACCAGCTCCAAGCGGTGTGCCGGCAATGCGATTTCGAGTATATCGTCGAGAACGACACGCTGGCGATATGGCCTAAGGGCGGCTCGCGGGACGGGCTGGTGCCTCTCATATCGGCCGATACTGGGATGGTGGGCTATCCCGAGTTCACTCAGAATGGCATCCGGCTGACTACGCTCTACAATCCGGGCTTGACGTTCGGGCGCAAGGTCGAGGTGCGCTCGACGCTACAGCCGGCATGCGGATATTGGGTGCTGGCGTCGGTCAATCACAATCTCGACGCGCAAATGCCGGGCGGGCAGTGGTTCACGCAAATCGAGGGCAGCGTGCTAGGCCACGAGGTGCCCATTGTCTGACGCCTACGCCGGGACCGGGACGCTCGCGAGCGGGACATCGGAGTGGAACCGCCTGGATTTCGCCATGCGCTCGATCGTCAACAAGATGGCGACGGCAACGCTGGTTCAGGTCAAGGCGGTGCGCGCGGGCAGCGTGGACGTGCAGCCGATGGTCCACCAGCTTGACGGCGCGAAGAACGCGGTCCCGCACGGGGTGATTCACAACCTGCCCGTCTGGCGCTACCAGGCAGGCGGCAATGCGGTGATCATGGACCCCGTGGTGGGCGATATCGGACTAGCCGTGTTCGCGCATTCGGATATCAGTTCGGCGAAGGCGAACAAGGCCCCGAGCAACCCCGGCTCGTTTCGCAAGTTCGATTGGGCGGACGGCATCTACCTTGGCGGCGTGCTGAACGCGGAGCCGACGCAATGGGTCAAGTTCCTGCCCAACGGCGGCGTGGAGCTGGTGGCGACCGCGCAGGTCAAGATGACGACCAGCGGGACGGTGCTGCTCGACGCGGGACTGGTGAGCACGACGCATACGCTGGCGGCGGGGAACGGCGCGACCGGCACGTTCACGTCGCAGGACGGAAAGGTGGTGACGGTGGCGAACGGGATCGTGACTCGGATCGTCTAGTCGTTCGGCGGGGGCGGCTCTTCGGGTGGTGGGAGGTCGTCTTGGGAGTCTGGTTGGCTTGTCGGGGCGGGGGGCTGCACAGATTCGGTAGGGTCTGGAGTGGGCGCGCCGCTGGACTCATTGGCCTCATTGTCGACACTCGTAGCAGGCAAGTCGCTTTTGTCTTGCAAGGCTGGCGTCGGAATAAGATCAAGGCCCGGATCAGATAGCGAATAACGAACAACCTTATCGGTTTTTACGTTATACACGCAGTAAAACTGAATAGAATCAAATGCGCCAAAACCATTAGAAAGCTCCGCTTTAGACGAGATTTCTGTAAGAAGTCCGTCTCCAAGCGATCGCAGACTAAACTTATCAAACTTATAGGCTAGAAATCCTTGAGCGTCGCCATTCCACTTAAACTCGTGCTTAGCTATGCTTCTAAGATAGTCGTCAGCCTTAGACGAGCATTCTGCGTCGGCTTGATTTCCAAACTTATCGCTCAATGCCTTCGGGTCGTTACCGTGCACTGTAAGCCATTCTACATCGGTTTCGGGTATATGGGTCGGGATGTTTTCTGATCTTGCCACACAATATCCCACGAGCGCAATGAGCGTGATGGAACCGGCAATCCTTTTTACCCGCCTTACAGTTTCCGCTTTCCGGAATCTTCTTGCGCGCTTCTCCGCACAATTAAGGCAAATCGCTCTTTCTTTAAATCGATAAGAGACGCGCGAAGTACCACCGAAACCAAGCCCCCCGCGCGTTCCCTTGTAGAGGCGGCTAGAAGTCGACTCTCCCGATAACACTTGATCCGTGACGACGGTTGTTTCAGTCGACGGAAACACGTCACGACAATACTCACAAAGCAGCCTCATGCCATGCCCCACCTAATTCGGCGCAGGGCTACCCCGCCAGCCCCTTGTCCACAAGGCGGCGTATCGCTTCCGGGCGGGACGGTTGGGGTTCGGGCTGCGCGGCAATCCACGTGTCCAAGGCCGCAAGCTGACTTGCATAGAGCCGCAACCCGATCGGCGGGCCTATCCCTGTTGGCGGGCGACCCCGCGCTTTTCTGTTATCGGCTATTGACGGCATATCTGATAGCGGCTATCTGAAAACACGAAGCGGCGCAAGGGATCATCACTCCCCGCGCCGCCTCTGACCACCACCGTCCGGGAGACGATCATGGCTACAGCTGCCCTTATCACCAACATTGCCGAGTTTCCATCCGTAGGCGGGAGCGGCTTTCGCTTCGGCGGCAAGTTCGGCGAGTGCCACCTCGACAATCTGTATTCGATGGCCGTCGCTTACGAACATCGCAAGCCCGCGAGAAAACCAGTCGAGATCACGCGGACGCCCGAGCTGTTGATCGTCATGGCCATGCTGAAAGCGCTCCCGATCGAACGGCTGCGGAGCGTCAGCAGGGAGGTTGCCGCCGTGTCGGAAAAGTCCGGGGACGAGATCGCGCGGGCAGCGGATTATATCACGTCGGCGGTTCTGGTGGGCAGGGCGTAAAACCATTCACAGTTCGGGCTTCGCGCGCCCGGAGCCTCCCAGCCGGGAGGTCGATGACCGGGGCGGACGCTTTTGAGACGGCCAATCCGCCCCGGCCGTCGCCAGTCTCAACCAGTCGACAGGCGCGGCCATAATCGGCGTCGGCTTATTTGTGGAGTCGCTTCATGGGCGATATTTTGACCGTCAATTTCAGGGGTGACGACCTGTTCGGCTTTCGGGAAGACGACGGGACGTTTCTCGCGCTCAAACCGATGGTCGAGGCGATGGGGCTGATGTGGCCCGGCCAGTACGAACGGGTCAATCGCGACCCGGTTCTCTCCCAAGGTATTCGTGTCATGCGGATACCTTTCGGGCGTGGGGGTGCGCAGGAGACGCTTTGCATCAAGCTGGAGATGGTGAACGGCTGGCTTTTCGGCATCGACAGCGGCCGGATCAAGGACGAAGCCGTCCGCGAGCGCGTCATTCTGTACCAGCGCGAGTGCTATCAAGTCCTCCACGATCACTTCACTGGCAAGCGGCCGCCTGCACTCGGCAGCGACGAGGAACCGGACCCCAGTCCGTCGATGAACGAGCGTCGCTCACTGGTCGCGGAAGCGCGTCAGACGTTCGGCCCGCTCGCCGCTCGGCAGCTATGGTTCAACCAGAATCTGCCGATCGTGCCCGCAATGATCAATCACGGGCAGAACGACCCGGACCTGTTCCACTATGGCATGGTCCGGCCGCCGGAATCTGACGCGGCGTGAAACGGTTGGAGGGCGGCGCGCAACCGCCGCTCTCCAACCCGGCGCGCGCCATGCTACACCCTACCCCATGCCCGCGACCCTGCTACTTGACCGCGCCACCAACGACCTATGCATCGACGCGCTCGGCAACATCGCGGTCGCGACGGAGCCCTATTCGATCGTGCAGGACGCCGCTTCCGCATGCCGGGTGTTCTACGGCGAAGCATGGTACGACACCTCGCGTGGCGTCCCGTATTTCGACCAGGTGTTTTCCGGCACCACGCCCTTAGCGGTGCTACGTGAGCGGCTGGCGGCTGAGGCCAAACGGGTTCCCGGCGTCGCTGGCGCGACGGTATCGCTTGCCCCGATCGGCGGGCGCAAGCTGGCGGGGCAGGTAGAGCTCCGGCTGACGAACGGCACGGTCCAAACCGCCGCTTTCTAGGTCACGCTCGTCCTCGGCTAGAGTGGGGCGATGGCGACCAATGTCCCCGCGCCCGTACTGACGGACAACGGCTTCGCTGCGCCCGATGAGATTGACGTGTTCGCGGGTGTGGTCGCTGACTTACAAGCGGCGTTCGGCGGCAACCTAAATCCCGACATGGCCACGCCGCAAGGGCAGATCGCTACGTCTCTGACGGCGGTGCGCGCGGCGGTCGACGCGGTGTTCCTGCTGATCACCAATCAGGTCGACCCGGCTTCGGCGAGCGGTCGGATGCAGGACGCGATCGGCCGCATTTACTTTATGACCCGCAACCCGCCGAACTCGACGGTGGTGGCGGCGATATGCACCGGCGCGCCGGGCACGGTCATTCTGGCTGGCGCGCTCGCCATCGCGACCGATGGCACAATCTATCAGGCGACGGGCACGGCGACGATTGCCAGCTCGGGCACCGCGACCGTAAATTTCGCGGCAATCGACACTGGCCCCGTCGCCTGTCCGGTCGGCGCGCTCAACCGCATCTATCGCGCGATTCCGGGCTGGGATGCGATCATCAATCCGGCCGCAGGTATTGCGGGGGGCGACGTGGAGAGCCGGGCGGATTTCGAGGCGCGCCGGGTCGCATCGGTGGCGATCAACGCGCTCGGCATTCTCCCTTCGATCCGAGCGGCGGTGCTGAGCGTTTCCGGCGTGCTCGACGCCTATGTGACGGAGAACAGTGGCGCAAACGCCCTTACGACCGGGGGCGTCACGCTACCCGCGCACAGTCTGTACGTCGCGGCGCAGGGCGGAACCGACGCGGACGTGGCGCGGGCGATATGGTCAAAGAAAAATCCCGGCTGCGATTACTACGGCAACATCACGATCACGGTAGAGGACCTGTCGAGCGGCTATGTGCCGCCATACCCGGCCTACAACATCACGTTTCAGCGCCCGGCCGCGTTGCCGGTTTATTTCGGCGTCACCATCGCATCGTCAAGTGCGGTGCCGTCCGATGCCGCCGCGCAGATCAAGGCGGCGATCGTGAAGGCGTTCACCGGCGCGGACGGTGGCCAGCGGGTGCGCATCGGCACGACCATCTATGCGCTCCGCTATGTGGCGGGAATCGTCGCGCTCGGGCCGTGGGCGCAACTTGTGTCGCTGCACGTCGGCACGTCCGCCAGTCCGACCGGCGACAGTGTCGCGGTCAACATCAATCAGTATCCGGTGCTTGATCCGGGTAACATCGCCGTGGTGCTCCAATGAGCGAGAAACTGGCACCCGCCAGCGCACCGATCGGAGACGCGGGGCCGGATAGCGTCATGGGGCTGCCGTCGTTCGACGTGCGCCAGACGATGCTTAGTCAGTACGCCAATAGCCCAGTGCTGACCGAGTTGATCAGGCGAACGGCGGATGCACTCGATCAGCAAGCCAACGTCGATGCTTTCTACGCGCTGGTGTGGAACGTCGAAACCGCGCGCGGCTGGGGTTTGGATGTGTGGGGACGCATCGTTGGCGTGAACCGTGTGCTGCATATTCCCGCCGATGTTCCGTACATCGGCTTCGCGGAACAGCCGTTTGGTCAAGGCATCTGGTGGGGCGCGGGAGCGATCACGCGGAACTTCGCGCTATCGGATGAGGCGTTCCGGCGGCTAATCCTTGCCAAGGCGGCGCTCAACATCTGCGACGGGTCTATCCCTGCGATCAACGCGGCGATGCGCGCGCTCTTTCCGGGCCGGGGCAACTGCTACGTCCGGGACGATGGCGGGATGAGCATGACGCTGGTGTTCGGCGCGGTGCTGTCGGCTGTCGAACTCGCGATCGTCGCGCAAGCGGGTGTGCTGCCCAAGCCTGTCGGCGTGTCGGTATCTGGCGAGGTCCACTCCTAATGCAAATCAGCAATCAGCCGCGCCGGATTAGTGTTACCTGGGCTGCGCAGGCAGGCGCGGGCTTCATCCGTAACGTGCCGGACTCGGGTACGAGCGGCGGTGCGGCGAGCTACTCAACGGGATTCCCGCCCGCAACGTTCCAGCCGATCGCTAGCGGCGGCTCGTTCCCGTCTGGGCAAGATATGAACGGCGTGCTGGCGGACTTGTCCGCGTGGGCGCGATGGAGCGCGGCGGGCGGGGCGGCGACTTTCGATGCGGCGTTCGCGGGCGCAGTAGGCGGCTACCCGTTCAGCGCGCTGTTGGCGTCGACGACTCCCGGAACACTGTGGCAGTCTACAGTCGACGGCAACACGTCCAATCCCGACGCCAGCGGTGCGAACGGGTGGATCGCTGTCACTATCGCGCCCGGCGATATGTCGCAGAACGTCATCCGTCATCGAAACAGCTTCGTCGAGCAATGGGGTACAGTCAACGCCAGCTCTTATGGTGAGCCGGTTGTCGGCGTTAGCTTGGTGGTCCCGTTCTATGACGGGAGTTACAACATCGCGATCACGCCCGCGATCAACGGCCCGAGCGGGACTAGCGATACTTGGGTGCAAATAATCCAAAACAGCAAGTCGACTACGAGCTTTTCGGTTCAATATCAGCGGCCCGGTGGGTCCGTACAGCCTTATCTCGACGGGTTCGACTGGCGTTGCATCGGGCGCAGCGCATGAACTTATTACTGAAGGATAAGTAGATGGGCGACACGTCAGTCTATCGGGATGCGGCGGGCAACTACCATGAAGCGGTAGGTGTCACGATAATTGGCGGGTCCACGTCCGCTCTTCCATCTGGCACCGATCGCAGCGGCACCATCACTACCGCCAACACCGCGCAGGACGTAGCCCCAGCAAACCCCACGCGCGTCGGCATGACGTTTCAGAACACCAGCGATACCGCGATGCGGCTTACTGAAAGCGGTGCGGACGCAACCGCGACCACAGGGTTCGTGATCGCCCCCGGCCAAGCCGTCAACGTCAGCACGAACAAGCGCATCTCCGTGTTTTGCGCGACGGCAGGCAAGTCCTTCGCCGCGACGGAGTCCTGACATGCGCTTCATCAACAGTGCCCCGGTCTCTGCTTCCCGCATCGGGTTCGGCGTCAACCTTGGCTCGCTCACCGGCGGTGGCGAACCTACCGACTTCGCCGATCCGAACACGGGCGCATTTCAGAACGGCAACATCGGCCAGATGAGCGTGCTGATGAACTCCATGGGCATGACGTGGGCGCGTGTCAGCGCGTTTTGGGCACCCGATACCGCCGCGCTCGCGACACCGCTGGTGGATCGCCTGGGCGGCATCGCATCGATCCTACACGGCCAGGGCAAGAAGGTCATCGTCGATAACGCGGTGCCCGGCATGTACGTTCCCAAAACGACGCTGATGGGCACCGGCCCCATGGCGACGATGACAGATCAGCAGCTTGAGGATTCCGCTTACGGTTGGCTGCGTCCGCCGGTCTCTTATTTCTCGGGCATCGTAGATTGGTGGGGGTTGATGAACGAGGCCAACCTTCAGCTTTGCTTCGCGTACAACATTGACCCGCTATTTGGTCGCGGTACAACCGCAGCCGAGTTCCTGAACCCGCAGCCGGGCAGTCTCACCGCGAACAACGGTCAGGTCGTGCTCAACAACAAGGCGGAAACCGATCCGACTTATTTCCCGCCCGCCTATAGCAATACGGGCGTCTACAATGGCGGCACGGACATCGACCATGCCAAGATTGGCCTGCTCGCGCACAAGCTGATCGTGCTCAACCGCGGCATTGCACGCGCCGTGCATGAGTTCGGCGGCAAGGTCGTGCTCAACACGACCAACATCAATGTGGGCTGGATCGCGGCGAACATCCAGATGGGCGTGCAGATCGATGCGGTCGGTCGCCACATCTACGAGACGGCGAGCTACAGCCTGCGGCGTCAGTATGGGGGGCCTGCGGCTGCGGCGGTGCCATCCCTCGGCATCGTTCAGGGACAGACGGCGTTCGACATGGCGGCGTTGTACGGGTCGTTCGGCCTACCGATCATCGACGAAGAGCTTAACGGCAACCAGCGGTACGCCACCAGCCCGACCGCGCCATCGGGCGACCCGACGCTGCTAGCGGGCGACGCGAGCATGATCAATCTCCTTAACGAGGTCGAATCGGACCCGCGCTGTATCGCTGCGATCGTGTACCGCCTGACGTGCCAGCCGACGCATCCGAACGCATCCGAACGCGCGTTCGGCGTGTACCAGGACCTGTTCACGCCGAAGACCTCGGCGAAGGCCGTGCGGGGGTACGTCAACCCGGCGCTGCCTAGAATTAATCTGTGACCACCGTTCCGTTCGGGATCCAGTCCTACCGCCGCGCCGATCCCCCCGAGGTCAGGCTGGTCAACTGCTATGCGGAACAGGTCCCCCTCGTCATGCAGACACCAACGATCACCATACAGGCGGGCGCGCGCTACTGGTTCACGATGAACGTCGGGTGTAGGTGCCGTGCTTGGCGGGATCATGTGGGCGATGCTCTACGCCAGTATCGCAGGAATAGGGTGGTGACCCCGTCGCTCCACCCCAACCTAGTCGCGCTAGTCCACGGCCTGCAGATCGCATGCCTCGTTACAGGGCGCGGCCCGTATGTCGGCTAACGTAATTCCAGTCGCAGTCACGCAGTCCGGGTTTCCCTGGACCGCAGTGATGATGGGGCTCGCTAACTTGTTGATCGGTGGTGTGCTGGCCGCGATCATCAAGAGCCGTCCGCAACTCAAGAAGATCGCGAACGATCGGGAAGCGAACCTTTTGACCGAACGAGCTGGCGATCTCAAAGACATGAACAAGCGCATCTTGGACTTGGAAGCGAAGGTAGACAGGGCCAACGAAGCCGCAAGTATTGCGAAAGATGCAACTGCCGTCGTGCAAATGCAGATGGTATCGATGCAGGCCGCTTTCGAGCTGGTGGCGGGTGAACTGGCGCGCGCCGATCCTAATAACCCGACACTGAAACAGGCCCGCCAGCTGATCGCGCAAGCCGCGACGCGAGACATGGGCGTCGGCGTGGCGATGCAGAAACTTGCAGCAATCAGAGGAACAGGCGAATGACGATCCCATCCGACATCATCGCCGCCGCTCGCGCTGGCATGGGGCACTGGCACGTGCCAGCGTCTGTGTCTCTGGCGCAATGGATCGTCGAAAGCGGAAGCGGCGCGCACTCACCGGGCAATAATCCGTTCGGGATGAAACCGCGCGAGGGGCGGAACGATCCGTGCCAGTGGCTGGCTACCACGGAGTTCAGAAACGGTGCGTACCGCCCGTGCAAGCAGCCCTTCCGCACGTTTCCGACGATCGCCGATGCTTTCGATGCTCATGCCAAACTGATCGCGACAGCACCAGTGTACGCGGCGGCGATGGCGGCGCTCCCGAACGTGGACAGGTTCGTGACGCGGCTATCGGCGCACTACGCGACCGATCCGCTCTACGCTCACAAGCTGCTGACGCTGATTAGCGCGCACAAGCTCACAGAGTACGACGCATGAAAAACAACGCGCGCGAGTTCATCGCCTTTGCCATCGTGGCCCTGTTCGCCTTCGCGTTCTTCGTCAACCCGCACGAGCCGTTGCTGATCGGCGCGATGATCGCCGCCTTTACGACGGCTATCGGTTTTTATCTTGGCGGGAGTAAGACTGGCGCGGACAACGCAAAAACGAACTCGGATACGCTCGCAGCGCAAAGCGCCAGCGCGAGCGCCGACCCGCAACCCGTTACCGTCGTGAACTCGGCTGCCCAGCCGGTTCCAACGGACCCCGTTCAACAAGGAGAAGTGAAATGAGCAACATCATGGCCACCCTACGTCACGCGCTCGGCATCGTGTCGGGCATCCATATCCCCGGCGTCCCGACGCAGACTGCCACCGTCACGCATTCGATCCAGCAGCACATCGCCGACACATATGGCGAAGTCGCGAAGGCGCTGGCGGCGAAGCTCGGCGCGACGCCGGGTATGACCGGATTCGAGAAGCTGGGCGCTGTCACCACGGCGATCGTCGCCACGGCCAAGCGGGACGGCTTCAAGGGCGTCGAGCACGACCTCTTCCACGCGGCCGTGTCGGTTGCGGCGGAGGCGTTCCGCGCTAGCCTGCCCACGATCGAGGCGGACACGCTCGCGCTGGCATCGTCGCTGTCGGCAAACCCCCTGGTCAAGCTGGCGGCGGAGCTGGTCGTGCCGGCGGCGTTCGGCGCGGTGGAGAAGGCGGTTGGTCTTCCGCCTACCCCGTTCGAGACGACTCAAGTTGCCCAAGCGGTCGCAGCTTAATCCACATGAGCATCACCGCCAGCGTCACGGCCGTGGACTCGTCTACGTATCCGCAGACGCTGGCGGACGCTTGGTTCGTGCAGGGCGACTGCCCGCGGGGCGGGTTCACTCCGGAAGGGTGCATTGGGTTTTACCTCAAGCGCCACGAAGGTGATGTGCCCCCGCTCGCGATCGGCGACCAGATCACCGTACCCGTGCATGGCGTTGACGGTCATGTGCTGCATGGCGATGCGCGGCTGAAAATGATCGGCTGGCCGGGCGACCCCAACACGGTGGGCAATCCGTTCCCCGGCACCGGCTGGCGTAACCCGCTAACTGGAGTGACGGAATGAGCCGCGTCCGCCAGTACGCCGCTCGCCCCGATGGCACTGGCTATCGCATCGGGCCGTGGCATGCTTGGCTGGTGGAACCCCCGCGTGTGACGGAGCCTAAGGCTGATCCGAAGTGAGTTAGCGGGCGGTCACCGAACCCGACCTGACAACGTGCGGAGACTGCCCACCTGCGAACCGGATGCTGTTCGTCCGTGCCTCGTCCAGCGCCGCACGAAGCCGGGCGTTCTCCGCCTCTGCGCTGGCGAGGGCTTCTTCAACCGCAATACGCGCATAGCTTTCGGCGCTCTCGCGTTGACGTTTTTCCGCTCGGGCGAGTTTCACCGGGTCAGCCAGGTACTCGGGTGACCCGAAAAGCGGCCTCATGCGAGCTTGGATTCGGTCGGCGACGGTCGCTACAACTCTATCGCGCGTATCAGTCATCGGCCGTCTCCATTGCAGCGCGGGCGCTATCGACCAGCTCATAGGTGGTAGCGAACACATCAGCCTTGATTGGCCAGTGTTCACCTTGAACGCCAGTAGCGATCCAGTCGCCGGGCGTCACAATGTGTCCGCCCTCAAGTGTTGGGCACCACGAAATACCCTCGTCTGCGTAGCGGTTCGGCGCGCTTTTGAGGACCACGGCGGGATGGTCGCCTAGTTTCCACCATTGTGTAGCCCGTATCGTCGCCGTCTTGCGATATTCACGCTCTCCCCGCGTGGGGGTGTTCGCCTGTACGTCAGTCATGGTCGTGTCTCCGGCTGCTCTTGTTCCTCAACTATGGTGACGGCGGCTTTCCACCGATCAACCCGATAGGACGGCGAGCCCTCCTCGCATTGGACGATGCGAATCTTGACCGTAGCCTCGTTGTGAATCGTATACGCCGTCTCCCGCCGCACCGCCTGTTCGATGATCTCGGATAGCTCGGGCCAGTCGATCACGGTGGTAAAGCTGCGTTCGTGGCGAAGTACATTGGTGATCTTCATTGCGCCGCGTCCATCATTCGGTCCTCTTCATCGTACTCGGCATCAATCTCGCGCTGATGGCGGGCCTGATTGATCTCGCGGCGCCGCGTGACGTCGGCGTAGACGACGTGCTGATCCCTGTTCCAGCAGTCGGCGACCAAGCAGATGCTGACGATGTACAAGCCCTCATCGGGGTCGCCGAGGTCGCTGTCGTCGTTGTCGGCGATCCATCGGACGGCTTCGTCATAGCGGGCCATGTCAGCACCCCGCCCTGCCGCGCAGGTTGCGCTCTAGAGTTTTCTGGTCCGCGAACGATGCAATATGCCCGCCGTCGGCATAGCCGATCTGGTACGGCTTCGTGCTCGGCTGCGGCCAGCCCTTCACGTAGACGAGCGCGACTACATTGCAGCTGTAGCCAGTCGCCTCGGCCAGTTTCATCAGGGTAGGGGAAATCGGCGGTACCGTCGTCATGTCACTTGTCTCCGTAGCTGATATCACCTAAATAAGAGATATCAGATTGATCGTCAATAGGGGATATCAAAAAATGGTCGGCTTGGCGCAAAAGGCAATATCAGCTAGTCCGGCTGGCGTGGGACGGCCGCGCATCAACGACGAACAAACACCGGCTCGCTTTCCGACCGGGACGCTGGCCAAGATTGACGCTGCGCTGGTCGGCAATGAGAAACGGTCGGACTTCATTCGCGCGGCCGTTGACGCCGAGCTACACCGCCGCAAGAGATGACGCGCCCCCGCGCTGGGTCTGGTGGTGGTGCGCCGATCACCGCTGCGATGGGGCGGGCCTGAAACAGCGCGCGGATGCGGGCGAGGTCGGCTAGGACGGCGGGGGTCATGCGGCTAAGTTCCGCGCCCATCACCCTCTCCCGTCGCTGTCATGGGCGGGAGGCACGGGGTTCTCCGCCCACACCTTCCGCATCAACTCTGCCAACTCAGCGCGTTGCGCTATCTCGGCTTGGGTAGGCACCCACCAGCCCGCGCCGTGGCACGTCGGGCACTCCATCTCGCCATAGTTTTCGCAGTAGCATTGGTCGCCACCACAATAACAGTTGGCGATACCACCTCCCTGACAGCGGTCGCACCATTCTGAACCTTCGGGAAGCGGCTCATCCCGATCGTCATCATACTCATATTCGTCTTGGTCCAGCACCCCGCTCAT